GAGGATTAAATGGCACGGATGATTTCAGAGCGGGTCAGTGAGTCGAACAGCCTTCCGAAGCTGTCTCCGGACGCGCTGAATGTATTCTTCATGCTGATCCCGCATTACACGGCCCACGGAAAACTGGACGGAGATCCTCATTTCATAAAGGGCCAGGTGATGAAAAAGTTCGACCGATTCACGATCCAGAAGATTCAGAAATGCCTGGCTGAAATATCAGAGAAAACAAAGACGAAATGGTTCCAGATGGATGGATCCTGGTACCTGCACTGCCTGAACTTCGACGAATTCCAGCCGAATTTGAGGAAAGATAGGCTCGGAAATGATAAGTACCCGGATTACAAAGAGATAGATACTAACTCCGGGAGTACTCCCGGAGTAGTCCGGCATGAAGTTGAATTAGAAGTAGAAGTAGAAGTTAATAAAAACATATGCGGTGAGAGAGATGAATTGTTTGATGAGTTCTGGAAGGTATACCCGGACCGCAGGGGAAAGAAACTGCTCAAGAAAGAAGCCCGCGAGTTTTTCCTGAAGAAAGCCAAGGATGAGGACATCCCGCAGATCTTGAAGGCGGCGCGTAATTACGCAAACTCGAAAGGGTGCCGTGACGGATTTGCGAGAGACGCCATCAGGTTTTTCAAGGAAGATTACTGGCGGCAATGGATAGAACCGGAGAAACCGGAGAACGGAGGAACCAGTGGGGAAAGTGGATCAGCGGGAAAATACGACCGCCTCGGAACCAGGCTCGAGAGCGCGGCAGATTGATGAGATGTACCGGCTGGCCGGGATCCCGAAGCGGTTTACGGGCCTGAGCCTGCTGGACGTGAAGATGGTCCGGTTCGGCGCCGGTGTCGATGTCCACAGCAGCTACTTCCTCCACGGGGTGGCCGGATCCGGAAAGAGTTTCGTCATGGGGGCGCTGGCCGGCGAGTTGATCAACGAGGTACCGCCGCTCGAGGAGTTCCAGGGGATGGGCGATGTCACGTCACCGGTCCGCTGGAAGAATGTGGTCGAGCTCTTTTTCGATCTCCGGAAGACGTTCAACCGGGAAGGCGGAAGCGAGGATTCTGTGATGAGCCGGCTGATCTCCTGCAAATACCTGTTCCTGGACGATCTCGGGGCGGAGAAGACCAGCGATTGGACCATGGATCGGCTCTATCACGTCATCAACTCCAGGTACGAGAGCATGAAGCACCTGGTGATCACATCGAACCTGTCGCTGTCCGAGATCCAGACGCGGTGCCACGACCGGATCGCCTCCCGGATCGGCGAGATGTGCCAGGTGATTGAATTTCCTAAACGAGACCTGCGGCTGGATAAGGCGGAGGCCAGCAGAAAACCAAACGCATCAACAACCAAGGGGGTGGCGTGATGGCTGATAGACTGGACAGATTGGCGATGGTGGAAGATCGGTACATGGAGTACGTCCGGCTGTGGGCGGACAAGAAAGAGCGGTTCAAGGATGTCCCGCTCGAGGTGTACAACAAGGAAGTTCTGCCGGTGCAGATCCTCCTGGACCAGATGAGCGAGGTCGTGGGGAAATTCGCGGATAAGTTCCTGACCGAGTATCCCTCCATGCTGGCGCCGAAGCCCGAGCCGGGACTGTTCGACGCGCAGGAGGAGGGCATGGAGGCGTACCGGATGACCACCGGGGAATTCATCGACAGCAAGTATTTCGCGCAATTCCTCACCGAGAACTTGGATACCCAGGTCAAGATCATCCGGGAGCAGCATTTTAACGTGGTCGAGTCGTCGCTCCAGGAAGACCCGGACCGTGACGACCTGGCGGCCGAGGAGCACAAGAAGATCATGAAGGCGCTCCGGAAGACTCCGGGCGAGCTGGGGAATGAGTTGTTCGGCAAGGTGCTCATGAAGGTGTGCAAGATCGAGCTGCCGAAAACCAAGCCGGAGCCGGAAGAGAAATGACGATCGAGATTCTGGCTGTCCCGCCGAGTGCTAACGTCTGGGAATCAATGTCCTGGACGCACGGCGGACGCATGAAGAAGATGACCATCAAGAGGCACTGGAAGAGCCTGCTGCTCAAGTATGGGTTCCTCTGGAAGGCACAAAGCAGCGGGTACGCCAAACTGGTCCGGGTGACATTCTATTTCCCGGACCGGCGCCGGCGGGATAGCCAGAATTACAGTTACTTCAAGCCAATCCCGGACGGGCTCACCGAGGCGGGGATCATCCGCGATGATAACGACTTCGAGGTCGTGATCCAGTGGCGAAGTCTGCACGGTACCGGGGAGAAGAAAACAGTGATTGAGGTGACCAAATGAAACGAACAGGGACGAGGGAATGGAGCGACGTATCAAAGAACCTGTACCAGGGCTGCTACAATCAGTGCCGGTACTGTTATGCTCGGGCCCAGGCGCTGCGGTTCGGTGTCATTAAGACGGCGGACGACTGGTTCAATATGCGACTGGCCTTTGACCGGTTTGAGCGGGAGATTGCGAAACCGCCGATCTTCACCGGTACTGTGATGTTTCCGACGGCGCACGATCTGTTCATTGAGCATATTGACAACACGGTGAAGTACCTGCGTGCCCTGTTGTCTGCCGGCAATAGTATCCTGATCGTGAGCAAGCCGCGGGAAGAGGTTATTCGGGAACTGTGTACCGCCCTCGTCGAGTGGAAGAACCAGATCCTTTTCCGGTTCACGATCGGGACCCCAGACAATACGATGTTGAAGTTTTGGGAGCCGAACGCTCCGACGTACACGCAGCGGATAAACGCTCTGGCGCTGGCGTGCTCACGGGATTTCAAAACATCTATTTCGATGGAACCGTTACTCGGCGGTGATTCGGACGTGCAGACCATACTGCACGACCTGGGGCCGTTCGTCACCGACAAGATATGGGTGGGTCTGATGAATCGGATGGACGAGCGGGTGGACTTCTCCAAAATAACTCCGTCGGACTATGAGCACTTCGTTTCTCCCATCGAACGGTGCTCAAAGACCAGGTACGTGAAAGCCATGTACGAGAACTTCCAAAGTCAGTCGAAGATCGCCTGGAAGGACAGTATCAAGCGCATCGTGGGGATACCGTTGGAGGAAAAGAAATGAAAGAGCGACCGATCATATTCAGCGGCGAAATGGTCCGGGCAATACTCGACGGACGGAAGACGCAGACGCGGCGGGTGATGAAACCGCAACCAACGTTAGACGGCAGATTTTGGAAATTCGGCGGAGCTGGATGGAGCGATGGAGTAAACCGGGTAACTCCAATGTATGGGCACTCTCTTTATTATGCCTGTCCCTACGGCGTCCCAGGTGACCGGCTGTGGGTGCGGGAGCGCTGGGTTACAGAGCGCCAATTTGACCATCTTAAACCACGTGATATCCCATCATCGGCCCGACTTACCGAACGCATAAAGTACACGGGGTTTGTTTCTAACTGGGACATGGTGAGATCGCCCATCCACATGCCCCGCTGGGCGTCCCGGATAACGCTGGAGGTCGTCAGTGTCCGAGTGGAGCGGGTGCAGGATATTTCTCCGAAAGACTGTGAGTCGGAAGGTGTCGGAAAAGACTTAAACGACATTGGGTGGCGCTATGCCTTCGGTTCAACCTGGAACGCAATCAACGAAAAGCGCGGGTACGGATGGGACGCTAACCCGTGGGTGTGGGTGATTGAGTTTAAGCGCATAGCTACGGAGGACCGGGGATGATGGAGTATCGGAAATTACACTTGTTCGGGTGTTTTGGATTTCCGTCTCAACCAGCATCGGCCAACGGGGAAAAGGCAATCTATCTCTTTGCCAATATCCTCAACATGAAGCTCCTCGCGCATCTTTACAACGATTTCCCCCATGGCGTCTGCAATGCTGTCTTCAATCTTTTTCGCCTCGGAAGGATTGTCATTCTTGAGGTATGCTTCAATACTCTCTGTGAATTTGGTGGTCAAATCTCTCACTTGAACCGAAAGCCAGAGAGCGTTCTTACTCATCAGCATAGCAAAAGCAAATTTCTCTTTCTGCATTTTCCTATCCGCGGGACTCGTCGTGCCCATAGACAAGCAGCAACTTGCAACAGAGCAGATCTCTTTAATAACCTCCGAGTAAGCATTGAATTTGGCCCGATAGAAGAATTCCTTATACGGTTCCTTCCTCATAAGCAGCACAACGAGAGCACCAATTGCTCCTCCGACGAGGGCACCAAGAAATCCCATAACAGCACTGCATGTGGAAGAGTCCATGCAGAAAGTGTAGCACCAGACAGTTTGTTTCTCAAAACCGAGGAGGTTCTATGGGATGCGTAGTCAGTGAAGTGTGCCGGCACGTGAGCGGATCCGGGGAATGCGAACATTCACCGGTGTGCATGTTCCGGGGAAAGTTCGCGCTGGTGAAAATGGGGGCTATGGGGGGGGGCGAGAGGTGACTATCAGTAAAGTGGAGCCGAAGGTGGTGATTGCCGGAACCAAGGTTGTGGGCCACAAGCGCGGCCGGAAGAAGCAGCGACTCGATGGGGAGCCGAAGCGGTCCGGAGGGAAGCGATCGGCCACAGCCGGCCGGGCGCCCAAGTACAAGAGCCTGGACCCGCGGGACATCGTGCATGTGAAGTATGCCTGGGACACGTTGAACCGGCGCGCGAAAGAAGGGAAGCTGTCCACCCAGGAACAGATATCCTGGGCGAGTTTCCGGCAGGCCTGCGTGGATCTGTCCGTAATCACGCCGGAGCAGCGCGAAAGATTGATCGGGATCTACAACGATGTGCGGAAAGGAATTGAAGGCAGGTAAACGAACAAGGGGGAGCGATGAACGGAGAAAGAGAGATGGACGACGGGAAAGTGTTTCAGCGGCTGGCGAATGCCACTGTGGATATGGCGGCGGAATCGGCCTGCATCGTCAAGAAGGGGTTCAGGTTCACGGCGTACCGCCGGGAGACCGGGACGTTCCGGTTCGAGAAGAAGGAGAACAACGGGAAAGAGCCGCAGGGCCTGCCGTTACAGGAAGCGTAATTCTGAAGGGGGAATAAAAGGGGGGTTGCGGTCATGGCGGATGTGAATCTCGGGGAGGTGGTAAAAATCGTGCTGCAAGTTCAACGGTTCACATCCGTCATGGCTCAGAAACAGATGGACCAGCTTGCCGATCGCATTCAGGCAGTGGTTGACGGGAATCATAAGCACGGTAAAATAGTCCTGACGGTCCGGGAGGGCCGGATCGAAATGGTGTCAGCCGAGGAGCACGACGAGAAATGAAAGCTAAATCATGTGCGTACTGCTGCAAGCCGTTCGGATCCAGGGCGAAGATCGTAATCCGTAAAATCGGCATATTCCGGCGTTCTTACTTGTTTCATCCGTCCTGCTTAAAAGCCCACCAGCGAATAGTGAAAGTCGGTCTGTACTGTCTCAAGCATCCGGAGATCGGATGCCAGTCGCATTACGGGAAAAGCCCGGTCGAGTCATGCCGGGAAGCATTGAGAGCAAGTAGCGTTGTAGATCACAATTTGGCGTAGCTCCCTACCGAGATCCGGCGGGAGACAACCGCGGCCTGAATTAAAGGCCGGGGAGGTCTCTTGGCCGGGAAACCTAAAAGCAAGTCGCGGATCACCTACCGCAAGGAAACCTGCCGGATCTGTCACACGCCGTACTATGCTTGCCAGTCGAAAGACCGCCGCTCTAAGAAACGACGCATCACCCTGTCGGACTCGGTAAAATTCTGCCCGGATTGCCAGTTCGAACGAAAGCTCTCCAGAAAGCACGTCTCTCTGTATTACGGTACTACTAAGACCTTAGGCTATGAGTGTAGTGTCAGGTTGCACGATCTGATCGCAGCCCTTCCCCCGAAGCAAGAAAAAGCCGTCCTGATATTTCTCCGGAACGAATCCTGGTACGCCCGCGGTAGGCGTATTGGCACGGCCGCGGAAGAGAAGAACTTCTACCGGGCAGTGGAGCGATTAAGGGCCAAATGTCAGGAAAATGGTACTTTGCGGCCCTTTTTATAGTAAAGGGTCACGAGAGATGAGTTCGGCTAAGCAGACGCGGCAGGAGTTCATGCAGGCATACATGGAAGAGAAGGCGTGGCGAAAAGAGCACGGGTATACCGACTATTCGCTGGCCGATTTCTGGCGCACCTGGGAGAACCGGCCCCAACTGATGCCGGCGTTCAATCTTTGCGTCAGCAACCGCCGACAGGCGTTGGTACAGATGTAACGATCATTCAAACTGGAAGGTGAGGAAGCGACCGGCCTGCTGCGTCAACAGCAGGCAACCCGACTGGGATTAGCAGTCGAGCTATGGACGGTCGCAGTAGATATTACTCGAGAACGTCCATAGTTTACTGAGAACAACCAGGAGGGTCAACCGTGGAACAGATTGTATGGCGAAACGAGCGACGGAAACTCGGCGATCTGAAACCCTGGGTCAAGAATCCCAGGTGCGCGACCGACAAGCAGGCCCAGGATCTGGATCAGAGTCTGTCCAGGTTACGGCTGGTGGCGCCGCTCATTATCAACATCGACAATCTGATCATCGGCGGACATCTCCGGTATCAGCGCCTGTTGGCCAAGTATGGCAAAGACCATCAGGTGGATGTGCGGGTCCCTTCGAGAAAGCTGACGCCGGCGGAGCTGGCGGAATTGAATCTCCGCCTTAACAAGAACATGGGCGACTGGGATCCGGAACTTTTGGGGAAATTTGATGAAGAAATGCTGCTGGACGTTGGATTTTCAGCCAAGGAGATGGATGACATCTTTGACCTGGAGAAGGGATTGAAGAACCCGGACACGGTACCCAGTCTGAAGAAAAGCACATCCGTGCGCGCGGGTGATGTATTTATACTCGGGCAGCACCGTCTCATGTGTGGCGACTCCACTTCCCCGGAACACTTCAAGGTGCTCATGGCCGGGAAAAAGGCCGACCTGGTCTTCACCGATCCCCCGTACAACGTGAACTACAAGGGCACCGGCAAGCGTACCAGCGAGAAGATCGATAACGATCACCTGCCGGCCGCCCAATTTCTTGCCTTCTCGCAAAAACTATTCCACAACATGGCCGCGGTCATGCGGGATGGCGCGGTCTATTACATCTGCAGCGGCTGGTCCAGCTACCCGGTGTTTCATCAGTGCCTGGTGGCGGAAGGTCTTTACCGGGCCGGGGTAATCATCTGGGTCAAGAACCACACTTCAATGGGCTGGAACGATTTCCGCTACAAGCACGAATGGATCCTGGTCGGCAAGAAGAAATCCGCCCGGGTGAAATCCGTACCCATCCTCTACGGCTGGAAGAAGGGCAAACACTATTTCCGGGACACCCGGGATGAATGCGATGTCTGGGAGGTCCCGCGGAAGCACTCCGGCAACATGCTGCACCCGACCGAGAAGCCCGTCTGGTTGATCGAGAAGGCGCTGGCCAGCTCCTCCGAGCGCGGCTGGAATGTCCTGGATATCTGTGGCGGATCTGGCAGCACGATCATCGCGTGTGAACGGTTGAGCCGGAAAGCGTTCGTGATGGAGATCGACCCCAAGGATGTCCAGGTGATGATTGACCGGTGGGAAGAGTTCACCGGAAAGAAGGCGGTCGCGGAAAGGAAATCAGCGGGGGGAAGAATACAAGATGGGGGGAGAGCGCACTGATGGACGATTATTCCTGGATTTTCAAGGACAACAGGCTTGAGACGACCGAGAACATCGAGAAGACCCTGTTGCATACCCGGAGACCCCACCGGAAGAATCTTACTGTGCTTAAGCAGGAAGCCGTGAGCGATTTCCTTACTGCGCTGCCGAAAAAGGGCGAAAGCCTGCACATCGTGAGCAATGGCAAGTACGATTTCTGGACCTTCGTTCCGGTCGTCATAGGCCTGCTCAAGAAGCCTGTCACGGAATTCTACGGGTCCACCTGGACTATGAACCGGGGCAATGTTCTGGAACTGTTGGCGCTCTTCGATGAAGGCAAGATCGAAAAGATCGGCATTTTGACCGGAACGTACTTCAAACGGCGCGAAACTGCCGTGTACGCGACACTTCTTGAGGGCCTTCTGACAAGAAAGCAGCGCTATGTGGCGTTCCAGAATCATGCCAAGGTGCTCTGCTTTCGGACACAGACCACGTTCATCACCATAGAGGGAAGCGCCAACTTCACCGCGAACCCCCGCCTGGAACAGTACGTGATGAGCAACGATCGCTCCCTGTATTTATTCCATAGTAAGTGGATGAAACATATGTTGGGTAGAGGAGATAAGTAATGGCCGGCCAGACTACAGAGACGGTTGAGGTAATTCAGGCGCGGATAAACCGCATCTACCAGATGCTGATCATGGGGCTCAAGCCCCAGCAGATCTGGCAAAACATGGCCAACGACAAGGAACGGCCCTACAAAAAGAGCTATCGCACGCTCTACCGGGATGTTAACCGAGCGCGCAAACAGCTTGAGGAAGCAGCCAAGCCGGAACGCGCGTTCGCACTCGGCAAGGCTAAGGAGCGCCTGGAGCTTCTTTTCCTGAAGGCCATGAGCATCCAGGACTACAAGACGGCGTTGTCGGTGGTCCGGGAGATCAACGAACTGCTCGGGCTGCGAGAGCCGATCAGGGCCGAGCTTACCGGTAAAGACGGAGGACCGATCAGCGTACAGGACGCACATGCAGAACTCATTCGACGTATTGCAGGGCTTGCAGCTGCGAGAGGGCTGGGAAAGTGCGGTCCGGGGAATGGATCGCGCAAGCGTGGAGGCTCTCCTCTATGACTGGACACTCTGGGCGCGGAAGGAACAGTTGCCGCCTCCGGGAGATTGGTTCATCTGGCTGCTTCGCACCGGCCGCGGCTGGGGAAAGACCCGTACCGGCGCCGAGTGGGTTATCAACCGGGCGCGCACCGGGTTTAAGAAAATCGCCATGATAGGTCAAACGAAAGCGGATGTCCGCGATACGATGATCGAGCTGGGGGAATCATCGATCATGTCCATATCGCCGCCCTGGTTCCGGCCGGAGTATGAGCCGTCCAAGCGCCGTCTGATCTGGCCCAACGGCGCGATCGGCGTAGTATATTCGGGCGATGAGCCGGACCAGTTGCGCGGTCCCGGGCATGATAGCGCCTGGGTGGACGAGCTGGCCAAGTTCAAGTATCCGAAGGAAACCTGGGATAACCTCGAACTGGGCCTGCGGGAAGGACCGAACCCGCAAGTCGTAGTTACCACTACGCCGCGGCCAATCCCGATCATCCGCGCGATCCTGGCCGATCGGATGGCGGTCTCGGTGCAGGGCCATTCCAGCGAGAACCGGCAGAACCTTACGCCCAAGTACGTGGCTCGGGTCCTGGAGCGATACGAGGGCACCAGGCTGGGCCGGCAGGAACTGGGCGGGGAAGTGCTCGAGGACAACCCGAACGCTCTCTGGCAGCCGGCGCAGATCGAGAAGTTCCGCGTAGCCAAGGCGCCGGACCTGATCCGGGTGGTCGTGGCGATCGATCCGGAAGCCACCAGTACGGAAAATTCCAGTGAGACTGGCATCGTGGTGGCGGGCCTGGGTGCGGACCGGCACGGATACATCCTGGCGGATCATTCTGAACGCAGCACTCCACAGGGATGGGCCAGCCGGGCGATTAAGTCGTACTACGAATTTTCAGCCGACCGGGTCATCGGCGAGGCCAATAACGGCGGCGAGATGATCGAGGCGGTGCTTCGCCAGGTGGATACTCACGTCTCCTACCGAGCGGTTCATGCATCCCAGGGCAAACGCACCCGGGCGGAACCGGTGTCGGCTCTCTATGAGCAGGGCAGGATCCATCACGTGGGAACCTTCCCGGAGATGGAAGACCAGATGTGCAACTGGGTACCGGGCGATAAATCCCCGGATCGCATGGATGCGCTCGTGTGGGCCTTAACTGAACTGATGCTGGGTAAACAGACCGACTGGATATTCTCCAAGGTGGACGCATGAGATTACTGGACCGGGTTAAGACGGCGACCAACGTGCTGTTCAAGGGCAGCGAGATCAATTTCCAGTGGGGCGCGAGCGATTCTTCCGGGCTGCAGCCTAAGATCAGCCGGACCGATTACACCTCGCAGGTGGAGAGTTTCGAGTACTGGACGTACGTGGCGGTCTCCTGCATTGCCAGGAACGTCGCCAAGAATACCGTGCGGCTCTACAACTCACAGAACGACAAGGATATCACCGACCATCCCTTCTGGGATTTGTGGCAGACGATCAACCCGCAGCAGAACGCCTTCGACCTGTTGGAACTGACTTCCATCTTTCTGGATCTGACCGGGAATGCCTACTGGTACGTGGTCAAGAATGGCCTCCGTAAGCCGGTGGAACTCTACGTTCTCCGGTCGAACAAGGTGAAGATCATACCCGGCGCCGGCGTGAACGTAGCCGGGTACGAATACTGGGTCGGCGCGAACAAGCAGAGCTTCGAGCCGGACGAGATCGTGCATTTCCGCTACCCGAACCCATACGACGATTTCTACGGGCTGGCTCCGCTGGCGGCCATGGCCTACACGCCCTCGCAGGATAATGCCATGCACCAGCTGGCCTACTACTTCCTGAAAAACTCCGCCATGCCGGGGAATATCTTCATTGCGGAGGAGTGGGTCGACCGGGACATGCTCAAGGCGAGCAAGGAAGAAATCAAGCAGGAATATGAGGGCGTCAAGAAGACCGGCAAGACCATGGTGCTGAAAGGCCTCAAGCCCTCCCGGCTGAGCATGACACCCCAGGAGATGGGCACGAACGAAACGAGCCTGCGGATTCGGGATGAGATCATGGCGTTCTTCGGGGTGCCTCTGACCAAGGTCGGCATAGGCGGGACAGTTCAGGGCGGGACGCCCAGGGCGACCGCCGAGGCATTGGACGCGACGTTCCAGCAGGAGACGGTTTCCCCGCGGCTGGTGCGGCTGGCCAGCAAGATGAACGATAAGCTCTTGCCGATGTGGGATCGGAAACTCAAGGCTGAGTTCACCAATCCGGTGCCGGCCGATCGGGAATTTGAGCTGAGGCAATGGGACACCTGGCTTAAGGATTACGTGGTGAGCGTCAATGAGTATCGGACGTTCCTGGGTCAGCCGCCGGCGCCCTGGGGAAATAAACCGATCGCTCCGTTCAATCTCATGCCGCTGGGCGGGACGGCCGCCCCGGCGCCGGGAAAGAGCGCCCGCCGGATCCTGCGGCGCAGCCTGAAGGCCAGCCGGCCGGAGTTCCAGGAAGCCAAGAACCGCAAGTGGGCGGCCTGGGTCAAGTACGAGGAAGCGATCGAGAAACGCTACATCGCAGATCTCAAGAGTTTCTTCCAGGCACAGCACAAGGTAGTGGCTGCCAACGTTGACCGGCTGATTTCGGGAAAGGTTGCCGGCCGGAAGAACATGGTCGACCACATTTTTCCGGCGATCGAGAAGGAAGCTGCGAGATTGACCGAAGTGACGGCGCCGCACATCCGGGAGATGGCTGTGGCCGGGATAAGCATCGCGGCCGAATCGGTCCAGGTAGGCAAAGCGCGAAAGGACCTGGACGCCGACCTGAGTTCGATCGGCATGACTCCCACGACGTTTGACGGATATGTCGCTACCAGCGTGGCGGCCTGGCAGGATACCTACGCGATCACAATTAACGACACGCTCCGGGAAGCCTTGCGCGGCCTGCTGGATACCGCGGCCCAGGACGGCTGGAACGTGACGCAGTTACAGACGGAAATCACCAGCCTTTACGCCTCATATGGCGAAGGCATGGAGCCGGTGCGCGCGCTGATGATCGCCCGGACCGAGACTGCCCGGGTCATGAACGACGCCGAACTGACCGCGTATAAATCGGCCGGTATCACGGAAAAGACCTGGGGTACGGCGCTTGATGCGGACGTTTGCGAGGAATGCGACGGGCTGGACGGGGAAACGGTGGGGATAAATGATGCGTTCTCGAACGGGGAGGCTGGACCGCCGGCTCACCCGTCCTGCCGGTGCACGGTAATGGCAGGCAACTGGAGCACGCCATAAAGGAGAGCACGATGGGCGAAATGATCAGAAAATTCTTCGCGGGAATCACGAAAGAGACCAATGAGCAGGAGATAACCTCCACGGATCTGGCCTCCACCATTGACGTGGACCGGGACGGCGAAGTCCTTTTGCCGGACGGATGCGTCCTGGATAACTTCCGGAAGAACCCGGTGGTGCTCTGGGCGCACGGCCGCGAGACCAGCTTGCCGATCGGCAAGGCGCTCTGGATCAAGGCCACCGAGGCCGGCCTGCTGGCCAAGACCAAATACGCGGACACGGCCTTTGCCCGCGACGTGTGGAAACTCAAGCAGGGCGGCTTCATCCGGGGCCTGTCGGTCGGGTTTATCCCCATTGAGATGACGACCAAACGCGACGAGATCGCGGCCCTGCAACTCAAGTACAAGTGGCAAGGCGCAGCCGACCGGGTGATCACCAAGTGGGAGCTTCTGGAATACTCCGACTGCCCGGTGGGATGCAACCCGAACGCTCTGACGCTGATGATGAAATCAGTCACCTCCAAAGAGATGAAGGATCTGCTCGATGAGCTGGTTGTGTGCGCTGGCTGTAAACAGCCGTTCGACTACGCGGCCCAGCCGGAAGTATCGATGGGTGCGGTGAAATGTCCCAATTGCGGAGCGAGCGTCAACCAGGAGGGCGAGCTGTTGACCGAGAAGGACGGCCGGGATCCTCTTCCGGTGAAGCTGGCGCGCGACCTGTCTCCGGTCGTCAAGCTGATCTGCCCGCACTGCGACCAGGAGATAGCGGAGAAGTCCATCACGGCCAGAGAAGGCAACCCGGATCTTACGTATCACGGTCCGTGCGTGGATAAGGGACCGATCAAGATGCCCACCCAGGAAGAGTTGAAGGAAGCATCGTTGAAGGTGGGCGCAGTGCTCAACCGGAAGAACAAGGAGAACCTGACCAAGGCCCAGGAGTTGATCCAGACGGTTCTGGACAGCGCCGGAGACGAGGAGGAGGACCCGGGCAAGTCCAAGGAGACCAAAGAGCCGGACCCGATCGTTCTGCCGCCTGACGCGATTTCGGACGAGCGGGCGATCTACCTCTTCGGCACGATCGATACGGCTGTGGCGCAGACGGTATGCCAGCGGCTAGTGGAGATGGACAAGGTCGATAGCCAGGCGCCGATCCGGCTGGTGATCGGGTCCTACGGCGGGGAAGTCTACCCGGCTTTCTCGATGATCGATACGATCGCGGCCCTGAAAGCGCCGGTCGAGACGGTCGGACTGGGCATGATCATGAGCGCCGGCCTGCTGATCTTCATGACCGGCAAGAACCGCAAGATCAGTCAGAACGCGGCGATCCTCTCGCATCGGTTCTGGACCAGCTGCGCCGGTACCCAGGCGGAACTGATGGCCGAGCGGGTCGAACTGGACCGGCTGCACCAGCGGATCCTGGATCTCTACAAGAAGCACACCAACCTCAAGAGCGATGAGGAAGTGCAGTCGGTGCTCCTGAAAGAGACTGATGTCTGGGTCACGGCGCAGGATGCGGTCAGATACGGCATTGCAGACGCCATCCTCCAGACAGGCGATCTCACGGAAACCAAGGCCGCTACCGAGTTCGTGAAAGCGGCGACGCAGCGGTGGATCAAGGACATGTCCCTGGCCGAAGGGGAGCGGATCCAGGCCAAGGAGAAGACCGAGCAGGAAGCCAAGGAAAAGGCCGACCAGGAGGCCAAGGATCGCCAGGTGCGGGAGCAGAAAGACGAGACTGCCAGGATGATCAAGGAGTTTGCGGAAAACGTGAATAAACGGCTCGACCGATTAACAGGAAAGGTCAGTTGAATCGTTCAGCCGGTCCGGCGATGCCAGGCTGACGCCGGAGGCATCAGGACAGGGCGGAGAACGATAGATCGGCCTCTAACAAGGAGAAGAAAAATGACACCGGAAGAAATCAAGCAGTTGATGGACGGCATTACCGGGCGTCTGGACAGCATCGAGACCATGAGCAAGGAGACCCAGAACAAGCTCCTGCAGATGGTCAAGGATGCCCAGCCCGTCTCGAAGCTGGGAATTTCCGAGGAAGCCTGCGGAAATTTCCTGAAGATGACGCGGGGCCTCTTGGCCGGCGACATCGCGGAAGTCAAGGCAGTTTCCGGCGCGGCCGACGCGACCGGCGGCTACCTGATTCCGACGGAAGTCGCGGCCACGATCCTGCAGATCGCGCCGACCTACGGCGTGGTTAGCCGTTATGCCACTGTCTGGCCGATGAAGTCCAAGTCGATGAACGTGCCCAAGTCCATCCTGGACTTGTACGACTACGTCATTGACGAGGCCGCCGCCATGACGGCCGCCTCCGGCAACCTCTTCGGCGTGGTGGCGCTCGCGGCCAAGAAGCACGGCACGATCGTTCCGATCACCGATGAGATGATCGAGAACGCCTCGGTCAACGTGGTGGATTTCCTCGTGCAGGCGATGGCATGGGCGCTTTCCGGCGGCCGGGACAGCATCGGATTCCTGGGCAAAACGCTGGCGGGCACCACGGTCTCCAGTATGCCGGGGATCCTGGCCAACGCGGACGTGACCGCGGTGACCACCTCCGGGACCACCTTCGGCACGCTCACGACCGGGAACATGGACGACTGTATCTCCGCAGTGAGTTCGCGGGTCCTCAACGGGGCGCGGTTCTACATGAACAGCAAAGTGCTGTTTGGCGTAGTGGCCAAGCTGAAGGAAAACGTCGGGGACAGTGCCCGGGCGGTCTACACGCCCGCTTCCGGCACCAATCCCGCCATGTGGCGCGGATTCCCGATCGAGATGGTGGAAGTCCTGCCGGGTACCACGGCGGTGAACACCAAGTTCATCTGCTTCGGCAACCTGAAGTATCTCTTGCTCGGCCAGCGAGAGGGCGTCTCCATGGATACCGCCCGCGAGGCGACGATCGTGGAAGGCGCGACGACCTTCAATCTCTGGCAGCAGGGCATGAAGGCCCTCAAGGTCGAGGAACAGATGGATCTGAAGGTGGCTTTCGGGTCCGGCTTCTCGTATGTGAAGACGACAGCCAGCTGAGAATAACCGGGGGGCGGGGAGAGTCCGCGGGCTTTCCCCGCTCCTCGGGAGCGAGTCGGGGGAGACAGACATATGAATACGCTGGGGAAGTTCTGGGAAGGGCTGGCGCCATCGGATAAGCACCTGGACGACCGGTCCAAGTGGGGGCGCTTTCTGTACCAGGAGATCATCGGGCGGATTCAGACGCCGATCAAATCCGTGCTGGATTACGGGTGCGGAGGCGGCTGGGTGGATGTGCCCTTCCCGGAGAGGACGGAATTTCACCTGGTGGATATCTGCGAAGAGAACACGGTCCATGCCCGGGAGCGGCTGCGGGCCACCGGTCACACCGGCCCGATCGAGACATATCACTATTTCGACGCCAACGGCCTGCCGGACTGGCCGCTTTACAAGAACCTGAAGGGGACCATTGATCTTCTGATCTGCACGGTGGTGATCAATCATTTGCCAAATTACCGCATGTATCGGGAAGTGGCGCTCTTCTTCGGCCAGCTGGAACCGCGGTGGATCCTCCTGCACCAGCGGCATGCGGACCATCTCCGGGAATGCGGCAACATCGAGGAGTATAAGAGCCATTACGGGACCGGGCTCCTGATGCCGACCGGGGCGTTTCTGGATCCGTTCACCGATTATGAGACCGCGTTCCATGCGCTGGAAACGGATGCGTTCAGGTTCTGGGGCACGCCCGGGTACGAGTTTGTTTTACTGAAGAGGACTGAATGAAACAACGGATCGGCTGGATACAGGGCAACGAGAACTGGGCATTTCGGAATATCTGCACGCATTACAAGCGGGCGCTGCCTGATTTTGAGCACGCCGACCTGGCGTTGTCCGATGATGTGCCCAGCGATGCCTACTTTGCCGTGAGTCCGCACATGCTGCACCGGATCGCGCAGCAGAAAAAGACCGTCCTCCATCTTGACAGCGTAAGGGCACTCTATGAATAGCGTTCTCTGCAAGTGTTTCGGCTACGACTGGTCCTGGGGGCTGACGATCCGGAACATCATCCGGGCGTTGCCGGATTTCTACTTCATCACCGAGGAAGCCAAGCGGGACACCCGGAACCTTTCGGCCGATATGATCTGGTCGCAACAGGTGACGGTATTGCCGTACATTCCGGAGAACAGAAGGGGGAAAACAGTGTGCAGACTCGGCGGGAACCGTTCATTCGATGAAGAAGGTCCGGTGCGGAACCGGTTTGAAGAGGCCATGAGAACGGTGTACGGCATAGTGGCGACCAACACGAAACTCTACAACATCGCCAAAGCCGTAAACGAGAATACCTGGCTCATTCCGAACGGCCTCGATATCAATGAGTGGTGCCCGGTCCCGGGCAAGCGTACGTACGGGTTCACGGTCGGGTTTGTAGGAAACATCCAGGCAGCCATCTACCGCGAGTATAAGGGTTACGACCTGGTGGCGGAAGCGTGCAAGGCCGTCCGGGTGACGCTGAAAAACGCGCTCTACCGGCAGGGCCAGATCCCGCATGAACTGATGAGAGAGAAGTTCTACGGGAAGATCAGCATCCTGGTGCATCCGACCAAAGGCGAGGGCTGCTCAAACGCGATTATGGAAGCGCTCTCCTGCGGGATCCCGGTGGTGACCACCCGGGAGGCCGGCTACCACGGTGAGCGCCTGGTGGATGGCGAGAACGTGCTCTTCTGCGAGCGGACCGTTGAGAGTGTGCAGGGTTGCATCGCCCGGCTGAAGGCGGATTCGAAGCTGCGGCGGCGCCTGTCCGAGAACGGCCGGAAGTTTGCGGTTGAGCACCACGATATCACCAAGATAGCCACCCAGTACCGGGAAATATTCCTGGCCTGTATCGCGGCCAACAAGAAGCAGGAGCAGGTCCTGAAGAAAGAGACCAGCGATATGGTGACGGTGAGATTCGAACGCAGCACAGTCGAGCCGGAGGAGGGATTCATAGAGAAGGGAACGGTACTCGACATAAGTCGGTTGAGAGCCAGGCAGTTGGGTGATGTGGTGACGATCCTGGAGGAGGTCAAGGATGGATCTGGAGCAGGCGCGTAAGGACAAGATGGTGCGGTTGACGGGAAAACTCGTGAGGAGAAAAGACGATGGCGACCGGACTCGTGACCAAAGAAGAAGTAAAGCGGAGCCTGAAACCGGACATGACCGGGACCAGCGACGACACTCTGATTGACGAGCTGATCCTGGCGGTGGTGGATGACGCGGAACGGTTCACGGGCCGGTACATCAAGTATAACGCCGCCTATGCCGAGGTTTTCTGTGGCGATGAAGACCAGAAGGTCCTGTTGCTGAAAGGGCACAAGGTCTGGGCGCTCACCAAAGTTGAGTTCGATGATGTGCTGCAGACGCTGACGGATTTCAAATTGAACGCCGACCAGCAGGCTGTCTATTACGCGGCCGGGTACCCGGAAGGAGTCGGCAGCACCAATTACTGGAATATCAGGATCACCTATACGGCCGGGTACGACCAGGGTCAGACCGGGAAGACCCCGCCGGACGGACTGAAACGGGCTGTCATTGATGAGGTGGTCATGCGGTACGAGTATCTCCGGAGTCAGAGCGCGGTCGGCGAGCAGATCGTGGATCTCAAGAAGGATTTCCTCTGCGGCCGGTCGGAACGGTTCTTCAAGTCGATGAGGAGACCATGCGTGTAGAGACGACTGTCCAGGGGACTGACCGAGTTAAGGACCGGTTGGCACGGTTCCCGGTCAACCTCCGGATCGAGCGATTGAAGCAGATGGAACGGGCTTCGATCTATCTGATGAACTATATCCAGAGGAACAAGCTCTCCGGCCAGGTGCTGAAGCGCCGGTCAGCCTTCCTGGCTAATCACATGAATTACGATGTGCGGGAGCAGGGCAAGGATGTCATCGGCCGGGCAGGAAACAAAACAGTCTACGCGGCGATCCACGAGACCGGCGGCACAATCCGGCCGAAGAATGGCATGTATCTAACTATCCCGCTGGCGGCGGCTATGACTCCGGCCGGCGTGGTCAGGAAACCGGCACGGCAGTGGGAGAACACGTTTGTGAGGACCAGCCGGGGCGGCGGAAAGGTCATGTACTCGCGGGACGGGAAGCAGGCAATACCGATCTTCGCCCTGGTCAAGAGCGTGACTATCCCGAAACGACCCTATTTCGGACCGGCCACCCGGGAAACCAGAAGCACCATCATTGGCATGATCGGCCAGGCGGTTAAAACGTCGGTACGGATAGCGAACGGAAAATAATGGACAGCAAAACGATTCTGAACAAGGTCAAGGCGATCCTGGTAGCGGACACTACGCTGTCTGGGTACGTCCAGAAGTTCCTGATCGGGCCGCGGCCGATCGTCTATGACACCATCTATCCCTGCATCGTTCTGGATGTTCCGTCCGACCGGCTGGCTGCTTCGGCGCGCAACAACCTGCAGGAGAACAACCTGGTTATCAATATCACCCCGGCAATTTCGGTCAGCGACCGGGAGAAGGCCATCATCGGGGATGCTACGCACAAAGGCATCCTTGATATGATCGCCGATATTAAGGCGGCGCTGAAGGCCAAGTACCCGTCTTTGGACAAAACTTGTCTATATTTCACGCTGTCGGCCGAGACCATTGAGGATTTCAGCGATATGCAGGGGAAACTGGCGGATATCGCCATGACGGTCATTTACCGGGAAAGCGTATGAGCGTACTCACTTTCTTAACCGACTATTACCCGATTCTGGAGCGGTGCAAGTCGCTGCTGACTACCGACTTGACGGCGACGACCTGGGTGAGAAATACCGCGTATTCCACCAACGCCCTGGTGAAGGCCACCAGTGGACTCATCACGTCGTATTTCCGGTGCGTCACGGCCGGAACCAGCGGGAATGCCGAGCCGACTTGGAATACCGGCTTCCTGGGGGCTACCGCGGACGGCACGGTTTCCTGGCGCCAGGAAGACCCGATCTTCATACTCGATAATGAGCCGGTGGATTTTTCGTATCCCTGCATTATCGCCCGGGATATCCGGGTAATGAGCGAAGTGCAGATCGCCAGCGGGAACCAGCCGCAGTCATTGCTGCGGGTCGATCTCTCGGTGATCTCTTACCAGGGCGCGCCAGCCAGCAAAACCTGGGTTCAGACCAGGGCGCAGGCATACGATGTGCTGAAACAGACCAAGAACGTGATCCGGAAATACACCAATTTGAACTCATACACAGGCGTCCTGTCGACCACGGCCGGCGTGGATACGCTGCCGGATTACCAGGCGCCCGTGTTCTATCAGGTCAATCTACTTTGGATCATCAAGATGTTGAGCAAGGTCAGCAGCAGCTAACGGACGGAGGGCATCATGGCTTACGAGGATACTATTCATGAAAAAGGCGCGGTCAACGAAACGCTGATTCCCGGTATATTCAAGGTCAAGCGGGCCAGCGATCCGGCGCCCGTGCACGCGGCCGGGGCAAGAGAGGCGTTTGATTCCATACCCGGCAAGGCCAGCATTTCCGGGTCCATTGATTTCAGCGTGGACCCGACCCTGGCGGTGATCGTCGCTCTGATCTTGAGCGACGTGGATGGTCTGGCGCAGCAGGTCACGGTCGATGACGGGGAAGGAGCCTATACGGCGTATTTCAATAACGCCAAGATCAGCGTACCGGCCCACGACATAGTCACGGCCTCGATGGGCTGGGACGGGACCGCCAAGGCGGCTTCGTCTCTGCCGGTCGGCGATCCGGTACTCTCGGATCCGTTCATGGGTACGAATGTCGTGCTGACCGGATTCCCGGCCACCTTCGACTGGGAGAGCCTGGACCTCAATATCAAGGCGGCGTTCAATTCCAAGTATTCGGCCCGCGGGACCAGCCGGCTGCCGGCGCACCTGGCGCCGGGATACCTGGATGTCGATGGCGAGATCAAGTTCAACGAGGATCCGGGCATTGACGTGCTGGCCGCATCCCTGGCCAAAGTAGCTACGGCGACTATCGCCATCAAGAGCGCCAGCGGCGCGAAGACCTGGACGATTACCCTGACCGATGTGCGGTTCGGGGAGAATCCCCGGGAAGGCGAGGAACAGAACTCGGTCAATTATCCCATGAAGTTCATCGCCCGATTGGCAGCTTCGGCGGTGGCATAACGGAGGGAGCATGAGAACCAAGCAGGTAGTATTCGAGGACGGCACGAAATTCATGATGCGGTCCATGCCGACCAAGACGCACTATGCGCTTCAGAAGGAGTACCAAGCCAGCGATGACCTGGTGGATTACTCCCGGAAGTTCATTGTGGCCTCGATCAGTGAATGGAATGTCAAGAACGAAAAGGGCGAGGTCGTTCCGGTCACGGAGGAGAACTTCGATGATCATACCACCGCCGAGTACCTGGACGAGTTGATGAAGGCGGCCAACTACGTGAACGGTGTCCCGGATAAGGAAAAAAAAACATCATTGCCGCCGCCTGCTACACCCTCAAGTGGACAGTAGCCAACTATGAAAAGGTCGGCCGGATACAGGAACGGGAGCAGAAGACAAAAGGGGTAACCGGAAATGAGTACATCGAAAAACACTGGATGGTCGCTAAGTTCGGGCTGGATGTGTTCGATCTGCCGATCGATGAGTATGAGGCTTTCGCGATCATCGAGGATGTCACTGACCGATGGAAATGGTTCCAGGCCCAGAATGCCTGAGAAGGGGGCAAAGTGCCAGGCGGATTAGCCGGTGAGAATGTTATCGAAACAACCATCGGCGCACGCGATGAAACCGCGGCCGGGATCAGTAGCGCCTCCATGAATCTGGATGCCTTTGCGAAAAAGGCGGCAGATGTCGGCAAGAAGATGATGGCGACCGGTACGGTAACGACTGCGGCCATGATTGGCCTGCAGAGATCCACGGTCATGTACGGAGAGAGCGTAGATAAGATGGCCAAGAAGACCGGGCTTACGACTGATGAAGTGCAGAAACTCTCTTACGCCGCGGACATGGAACATGCCAGTATCGAATCCCTGTCGAAATCAATGCCGCTGCTGACACGCAACATGGCAGCGGCCGCCGAGGGAAACCAGGAGGCGAAGAAGTCGTTCGCGGATATGGGTATAGAGGTGACCGATGCACAGGGAAAACTGCGACCGGTCGGAGATGTGCTCCTGAACATCGCCGATTACATGAAGAACAGCAATGATGAAACCGGCAAGCTGGCCTTGTCTACGAAAATACTCGGGCGCAGCGGCGGGGAGTTGTTGCCATTCCTGGAGATGGGAAGCGAAGCGATCAACGCCTACGGGGAAGAGCTGAAGACGACTCGTGGAATCCTCGGTCCGGAAGCGGTCTCCGACCTGGAGAATTTTGGCGACAGCGTTACCGCGGCCAACGCCACGATTGCCGGGCTCAAGGACCAGATCGCGATTTCCATGCTGCCGACCTTCCGGGACCTGCTCGGTCACACGCGAGCCCTGGCCGAGTGGTTCAAGGGCATGGACCCGGGACTGAAACAGTTTATCGCCACTGGCGCGCTGGTGGCCGGTATCGGCCTGATGATCGGCGGGGGAGTGCTCTTTGCTACGGCCAAGGTGATCCAGTTGGTGGGATGGACGCAGGCAACTATCGCCTGGCTGCGGCTCTTGGGCCCGACCGGCGCCACCAATATCGGAATGCTGACCGGGGCAATGGGGGGATTGCTGGCCATCACGGTCGGCCTGATTGCGGCCGAGGAAGCGCTGATGTCGCTGAAAGGGATGTGGCAGGCGCACCGGGCCGGATCTGCGGCCAAGAAAGAAGGCGCCCAGGTGGACGAGATCAGGCGGCAGATGGAGTCCGGGGAGATATCCAAAGAGGAAGCACGTCTCCGACTGAACGCGGTCTCCAACCGGGGTGTGGGGTTACGCACGCAGGTCGGATCGGCCACCTGGGGTATGACCGGCGCCGAACGGATCGGCCATGAGATGGGCCGGTACAACCGGATCGCCGCGAATTTCAGCTTCACCAAAGAGGACGATATCGGCAAGATGGTCAACAACACGCTGAAACCGGCCCTGGCGGCCCAATAACATGGCAGACAGTAATCGCATCGCACTGGCCTGGAAGCAACCGGCGAATAACGTGATCGCCAGGGATGGATTCTATGCCGAGTACGCGGCTAAGGACTGGGCTGAATTGAACAAAACGGCAGAGGGTACCGGTGCGACCGCTGTTTCCGGGTCCGCCGCGAACCTCTTCTATGACAAGAACAGTGAGAAGATCATATTGAAGCCCAACATCGATCCGATCGATATGGTGGGAACGGTCCAAGCGGACGGGGCCTTACTGGGGGATTGGTGGACTCCGTATGGAGATTACGCGACGTTTGCCATGGCCAACGCTTCCGGCAACCCGAAACGGCAGATGATTTACCAAAACGTGGTGCAGTATCCGAGCGGCAGCAGCCATCTGGCGGCCACTTGGCTGGTGCGGGCCGGGCTGACGTATGGTCAGGCCAAAATCGAGACATGGAAGGAGAACCAGGGGTTCGTGCTCTGGTTTGACGGGAACATGCTGCCGGAAAACGAGGAGAACCAGTTGGCGATCCATCTTTATCACCTGGATCCGCGCAAGACTACCGAGGTCGTCAACGGGATATACGTCAAGCTGACCAGTGGGAAAGAACTGGCCATCTGCCATTATATCGACTCCAGCGACAGCGGCAAGATCCCGCCTTCCCGTGTGGTCAATACCCAGTGGGCCAGCGGGAGCATATCGGCCCAGAAGAAGTTCGTGGAGTGGACCGGGGATCCGGCCTTCTACATCCTGCTGATTGTCGATAAGTACATTCTATTCGGCGTCAACGGCCTGGATAACCCATTCGTGTTTGAGTGCCAGAACTACGAGCAGGGAACGACTCCGGAAGGATTGAAGTACCCGATCGTACTGCGCGCTGGCGCGACCTTCGAGATCTCGGGAAAGGGACAGGCGAAGTTCGGGTTCAAGAAGATCGCCTACAACAACGAGGCCACGATCGTGCTGCCGGAATTCGTCCCGGGATACAACGTCGAAAATTCCATCCAGGGGGCGCGGGCGGTTCGGGTGACCACCAAGGATGATCTGGTGGCGAAGTGGAAAAAGGGGAACGCTTCCTCCGGGTACAAGATTGCCGGGGAGATAACGCTCAAGGGCAATCCGATGCCGGTGACACTGCATGAGACGGGCGAGATTGCCGATCGGGACCGCGAGTACCGGGCGGCCAATTCCGAGACCACGCCGGTCTTTTCCAAGATGAAGATCTGGGACGATCAGTCCCGAGAGGGCTCGGACGTGGATCTGCCGGCCGATGTAACCGGCCGGATCCTGGTTTGCACGGAAACGGCCAACCTGGGAGAGAACCGGGTTATCAGCGATCACACCGTTGATGTTGAGTGTTACGGCGATTTCGGAGAAATGTTCAGCGGGATCCTGGGGAAGAAGCAGTTGCGCGGCGAGCCGTCAATCACGCTGCGGGATTCCGCGACTCCCATATCGCTGGGGTATTTCATCTTCAAGCAGCCGGAAGTCATGGTCAAGGAGTACGGGGACATCTCGCTGAAGATAAAGGGCGAGGCCCAGGTGCTCCAGGATCTGAAGACCGCGATTGGGTACGTTATCAGCTACGACGACCGACGCAAGAAAGACGTGGATGCAATGCGGAACATCTGCGACATTGTCGGGGTTGATTTTGCCACCGATGTGACTGGCGTCTACCTACCGGAGACAGTGGAAGGGAAAGAGGGCGCCTGGACATTCCAGCCCAACGCCACTTTCCTGGAGATCCTGGCGAAGCTGGCCGGGGTTCAAGAACAGTTGCTGACCTGCACCGGATCCGGGGTCGAATACAAGATCGTGAAAAGTACCACCGACTTCACGATCGGCCGCGGCCCGGAGTACGGAACCGAGAACATCAATCCGAAACAGTCGTTCCTGTACCGGTCCCGGATTTACGTGATCGGCCGGGCCGGAGAGACTACCAGTGAACATAAACGGGGCGAGAAGCTGATCGGGATCTGGCGCAGCAAGGCCCTCGAGAAGGAGATCGGATATAGCCCGCACACCGAAGTCAACGAGAGCCTGACCGACTGGACGATGGTGCAACGGCGCGGCGATCTGCTCTGGTCACGGTTCAACTTGCGGCCGTATTCCCTACCGGTCGACCTGCCGGATGCCCGGTCTCTGTACGAGAAGATCAAGATCGGTAACGTCTTCTTGTGGAAGGACAGCGAATACCCGCAGTTGCATGATAAACGGTTCCTGATAACCGCCTTCTCGAAAACAACAGGCATGACCGATTGCCAGGCGCATGTACAAGGGGAGATTCTGCCATGAAGAGCCGGGACATCGATCTCCAGAAGATGCCTAAGAGTATAGGCGCGGCGGCTACCTCGGCCGTGAATAAGGGGCTGCCGTTCGGCAACACGACGCTCGGTCAGATCGAGAACAAAGACGCGCAGATCTACAAGGATTTTCGGCAGGGAACATTCAGGGTACAGGTATTCAAAGATGAGTGAAAACAGCGCGGTGAAAGAGACGACGGCAACCGGGTGGCTGCGGGATGGCCTGACCTGCGTGACGAACAAGCTCACGTTCGGCGGAGTGCTCAAGCGGCAGAAGGTCAGCGGCCGGACGCTCATCCAGGAGATCACGCTGAAGAAGTCGGACCGGTTCTACGTATCTGCCTGGGACGCCGGCAAGGATGTGGCGCGGGGGTTCTTCCGGTCGGCCGTCAGCGCGCTATTCACGGCCGGCGGGGTGTTGCGGCACTTCAATCCGGCGGGTTTCTTCTCGGCCTGCTACCTACGGGCGTATCAGTGGATGGTAGATCCGAGCGATAGCCCGACTTACGGCCGGTTCTACCAGTCAATGACGGACTGCAATCTGTCCACCGGCGGGATCATGAGGCGGTTATATATGGGCCAGGAGATAACGATCGTGAAGATCAAGGGCGTATTCCAGGCGGAAAAACTGCTTTGGGAGGACATCACTAATGCTTCGCTCTATTCCAAGGCGGGAGATTAAACATGGCTGATCTCTACATTGCGAAGGGTGAAACGTTCGTTCTTTTGATTGACCCTCGGGATACGAGAGACAAGGGCTGGCTCCTGTCCGGTGACGTTCGGGATGTCATCCTGACGATCCGGGAGACTGAAAACAGCGCGGTCATTTTGCAGTTGCACGGCCAGGTGGAGAAGGTAGGGACCAGCGTGGACGATCCAGGGATACTTTCCGTGCTGGTCTACAGCGACGACACGGTTGATCTGCCGGCCGGTGATTACTGGTTTGATGTCACGCTCATCATGACCGGTCACTGGTTCGATGTGGTCGACTATGACGGGCTTTACCTGACGCTGGACTATGGTCGGATCAAGGACGCCGACGGCGAATGGCTGGAAGTGGAAAGCGGCGTGGTGGAGTTGACTGACAACGCAGTCAATTTCGTGCAGGTGACCAAGGCGGGAGCATACAAGGTCACGACAACCGACTACGAGCGCGAATCGTCTTCCATAGAAGGAGAGGGCGCGTACGTCAATTACAACCTCTACCGGATCGTGACGCTGGCCGGCGAGGTCGTGGATGTATTCCCGTTCGGTGACTGGTTCGATGAGGGCGCTTATTCCGGGCTGAACTTTGTCTATGAAGCGGGCAAGGTGCTGGATGACGACAACGTGCTCCAGACGGTCAACGCCGGCACGATCGCTCTGCGGCCCAATATCCTCAACTACATCGAGGTGGACAATGACGGCGTGGTCTCCGCGAATGTACAAGGATTCACGACCGGAAAGAGACCTTTGTACACCGCCTTGACGGCAACCGACAGCATTGACGGCGATGTTATCACCACGGTGGTCAAGCAGGAGAACACGTTCATTCTGGATGACAGAGACCAATTCGTCCGGGGAGATACTTACACGCCGTCGCTCAAGGCAGAAGTCACGGTAACTTGGACGCCCACAAAGGCGGAGGAATAACATGACGTCAAAGACGGTAGCGGAACTGCGGGCTGCTTACGAAGCGATAGCGGCAGCAAACCTGATCCTTCCAGCGACAACGGAATCCGACTTCGAGCTGATGTGGATGACGCTGGAATTGATTTACCGAGATGTCTACGGCATTACGGGCACCGAGGCACCAGCGGCCGGGGAAACTATTGACGAGCGGATCACGGCCCTTCAGGCACTGATTACCGCCGCCAAAGTGTATGACCAGGCCGGGTACGTCATAAGCACGCCCACGGCCGGCGCCCGGCTCTTCCTGTTCATCGCCAACCGCTATACCAACTACGGGGCTGATTTCGCGGGCAGCTACGCCAAGTGCGCTACCACGGCCACAGCCGAGGCAGTGTTCACCATCAAGAAGAATGGGGACACCATCGGGACGATCACTTTCTCGGCGGGAGTGACCGCGGGTGTGTTTGCCTCGACCGGCAGCGCGGTCTATTCCCTGGCTCCAGGGGACATCCTGGAGGTAGTAGCGCCGAGTCCGCAGGACGCGACCTTGGCCGATGTGTGCTGGAATCTCAAGGCACTTTTCAGCGATTGAGGAAACTATGGGACAACTAATTATCGTTCCGGGAGCAGGCGCGAGCATAGCCTCCGCTATCTCCGATGATGTCATCGCCTGGTACAAGTTTGAGGAAACGGCGGATCTGGCCGTGGCGATCGACAGCAAGCTCAACTTTGACGGAGTGACGGCCGCCACGCACAACGAACTTCCCAGCCGCACCACCGGCTACCTTGGCAACGGGTTGGTGGTTGCCCGAGACGCTGCCTCCAACTTCTACGCGAACATGCTGCTGGATGAAATACCGTCCACGCAGAAATTCACGATTGAATTCCGGCTGAAACTGACCGAGGAGATCACCCGGGGCGAGCACGCGACATACACGCTCTTCTCGAAACAGTGGGCCAGCGGCATGAAGCTTTACTCCTACCTGGTGGCTCGTCTGGAAAGCGTCTACCTGAAGCTGGTGCTCTGCTACGTCAACTCGGATGCGGCGGCGCCGGCAGTCCAGGTGACGGGCTGTGAACTCGATTCCATGGAAGCCAATGGGTTGTACTACAAGAACAGCGCCGTCAAATACACGCATTCTGTCCGGCCGGAATGGACGATTGTTTATAACTCCGATGAATCCCGGTGGGAAATCAGGAACGATGCAACCGTGCATTTTTACAAGGCGAACCCGATTACGGGAACCTTTACAACCAGTGAGGATGGATCCGGCACGGCCGTGGGGACCGGGGTGATTGAGCGCACCGAGGAAGTCGAAATAAACGTGGGAGATCTGGCGGCCGATGTCTGGCACCAGGTCTTCTTCCAGTTGGAACTGCTGGACGATTACCTTTCCCGGTTCGGTGTCTGGTTTGACGCCGAGAGCGATATCGCCGAAACAGAATTTGTAGTTGACATCCCGCGCAATGCCGGGATCCTGCCGGAACTCCTGGGCGGGGATAGCACCAATTTCACCATGGCCAAGAACGACAATACCATTCCCTACATCGTGGATGGCTATCCGTTCCCGTCCTCACATCGGTACGGTCTGGATGCAGTCGTTGACGAATTGATCGTGTACCGGCAATTGCGAAAGCCATTCACGGGCACACACTCCCGGCCCACCTTGACGGTCACGGTCGAGGGCCTCGGTGCCGTTACGGTTGACCCGGCCAAGGCCGATTACGACCACTTGGAGAGTGTGGAATTGACGGCCGTGCCGGACGGGGGCCAGTCCTTCATCGGGTGGCATGGAGACTTGAGCGGAACGGATAACCCGGAGACGATCATCATGACGCCGGGGAACAAGTCGGTAGTGGCAGAGTTCTCCGGGAAGGTGGCGACGCCTTCCATCTCTCCGGCAGCAGGAACCTACGGAGCGGACCAGAGCATTACGCTGGCCTGCCTTACTGCCGGCGCGGCGATTTACTACACGACGAACGGGGCGGAACCAACCGAAGGCGATACCCTCTACACAGCGCCGTTCACCGTTTCGGTAAGCACAACGGTCAAGGCAAAGGCATTCCTGGCTCCGTCCGACCCTTCGGACGTGGCTACAGCGGCATACGTTCTCAAGGTAGCGACGCCTGTATTCGACCCAGTAGCCGGTTCGTACTCCGGCAACGTTGAAGTAACGATAACGTGCGCGACGAGCGGTGCAGCTATTTATTTCACGACGGACGGCAGCGAACCGGACGCCGGAGATACGGAATACACGATTCCGATAGAAATAACCGTTGACACCACGCTCAAGGCAAAAGCGTTTAAGACGGACTGGACTTCCAGCGAAGTAAAAAGTGGTGATTATCTTGTGGCCGAATGGGTAAGGAAATCAGATTTCGGTGGAGTAAGCCGTATCGGGCCTGCCAGTTTCTCGATTGGAGGAAAGGTTTATTTAGGCACAGGGTATAACGACACCTACGGGGTAGGTTCGCAGAAAGACCTTTGGGAATATGACCCGGCTACGAACGCCTGGACACAGAAGGCGGACCTACCTGGCGTGGCTCGATATTACGCGGTAGGATTTGCCATCGGGACCAAGGGATATATCGGGACCGGCCATAAACCGGAAACAGGCACGATGTTAAGGGATTTCTACGAATACAATCCTGCCACAAATACGTGGTCAACTAAGACGAATTTTGGCGGAACCGCCAGGTATGGTTGTGCGGGAGTGGCGACGGCGACGAAGGGATACGTAGGACTTGGTAACAGCGGAGCGTCGTTCCCGAAAGACTTTTGGGAATACGACCCAGGAACAAATGCGTGGGTAGAAAAAACAGAATTTCCAGGAGAGGGACGTAGTTCGAGTTCGGCATTCCAGGTAGGGAATAAGGTCTATCTCGGGTTAGGAAACGGAATGGTCGATGGTTCGACTACTTATTTCAGCGACTTTTGGGAATACGACCCAGGGACAGATGCCTGGGCGGAAAAAGCCACGTTTGGTGATACGCGGAACGCAGCGGCAGCAGCAAGCGGAACATCTTTCGGTTACGTGCTAGGCGGGAATAGAATGGACTCTATATCGCCCCCTCATTTTACGATAATGGGCGATGTCTGGAAATACGACACGACGATAGATACCTGGACGCAGGAAAGTGATTTCGATGGAGCGGCCAGATACGTTGGGACCGCAGTTGTGGCGACGGGTGTTATCTATTTTGGTTGTGGTCTTTCAACGGTATATCTGAAAGATTTTTGGGCGAGGGCTGAATGAACATAACCCCTGAACTTTTTGCAGGCATAGAACCGGGCCAGTTCGGGTATCGCATCCTGGTCAACGGGAAGAAGCAGTTCGTTCAATCACATATGCCGGCAGTACCCGGAAACCAGCCAATGACGCGAGCGCAGGCGGAGAAGATTTCGGCGCTCGTTGTCAGTAAACTCCAAGCTCGGCCTGGAGAACTGCCGACAATTACGGTCGAGGAGATTGCAGCGCTATGAACCTTTTATCACCCGCTATCTGCGAAACCGACCGGGGCGAAATCCTCATTGCCTGGGGTGGCCGGCGGATCGTGACGCGCTATCTCACTCCGCCGCTCTCGGAATACTCCGACGATCCCGAAGTCGAGCGGGTGTATAAGCGGCGCTATCGGTGGGACTCTGGACCGCTGGTCGTGACCCGGATCTACGATAGCGGCCGGAAGCGGAAGGACTATAACGCCGTGTCTCTGGGAAGAAATCCGGCGATCATCAAGGACACGACCGGCCGGATCTGGATCGGGTACCGGATCCCGGCCATCACCAGCCAGGACCCAATGGGCGTGAACTACGACAAAAATGGCGGGTACGTTGCGATCGAGAACGCCGGCACCACTGCGGGGATGAACATGTGGGAAATGGCCCGGGCGGATGACCTGACGAATTTTCACGGCGCGTTTCCCTGGGACTGGACTGAACAGGTCTCGATCGACCGGAATCCGCAGTCGCCCAGTGATGGACTAATCCCGGATTTTTCTCTCCTGGGGATCATCCAGTGGATTGCCTCGCTCATTGGCTGGCAGGGCCAGTCGGAATTCGGTGACGATTATTCGCCGGCCGGCTGGAACATGTTCACCGAATGGACAGAGGACCGGCTATCCGGAGAACTGAAACTGCGGGGGATGGGCGCCAACACGATGGACCGCGAAAATATCCGCCGGTGGATATGGAACGAAGGGGAAGGCCTCGGCCGGGAATATCAGGCCTGCATCATTGACGAGTGCGGCCGGCAGATTCGGCTGGCCGGGAACGTCATCAGCGTATCGAGGAAAAATACCTGGCCGGATAATTTTGATCTTCTCCGGAACACGCAGGGAAGCTACGGCATCTCCGGATGTCTCCGGCGGGATCGGTTCGGCAAGATCTGGGTGGCCGGATACAACAAGGATTTCCCGGCCATCCCGTACCAGATCGAGAATGAAGCCGGAATCCGCACGCGGCCGCCGGACGCTGACAGTGCTGCCGAGTACGAAGAAGCATGGGCGGCGGAGAACGAAAAAGATTGGGTGATCGCCAACGCGAATATTCCCGGCGAGGAATACGCCTCATACGAAGAAGCCCCGGATCCGGCGACCGAAGCCGCGGCCGTTCACCGCCTGGCTGACTGGTACTACGCCCTGCCGAATTTGGCGGACCAGCGGGTCGCCTACTGCATATCCCGGACCGGCCTGCATTACATCGCCTGGCTGCACGGGAACCTGACGGCCGTGCCGGTGGCTGATGACGGTGCGGTAAAAGCAGTAGGGTTACGGATTGCCGTCAGCCGGAACGACGGGCTCACGTTTGAGCCGGTAATCCCCGAGCGGGTCGGGGTACTGGAGACCTCGTAAATGGCCGACTATACGCCCTTAACCGAGTATAACCCGGTAACGAAGAAAGGTGGGGAAACGTGGGAAACCCTGCCGGCGAAACTCAATGTCATATTCGCGGCGCTCCGGGGGTTCGCGGCCACGTTACTCGGTAAGGTCAAGAACTCCATAGAGGCGGACGAAGACGGCCAGGCGCAACTCGTCAACGATTTGACGGACGCGGAACTTCTGCCGAACCTGGTGTATGGCACCGATTCGGACGGGACCAGGGGATTTAAGACGGATCTGGGCGGCCGGATCGGTACAAAGGAAGTGGATGAAACCGGCCTGGCCGATGCAAAGATCCCTGTTTATGATGCTGCCGCCGGAAAGTACACGCTGCAAGATGCGCCTTCAGGCGGTGGAGGAGAAGGCGGAGCGTTTACGGATACATTTTCTTTGGATGATTGGGTAGCCGGTGACGGGGAAACATACACGCTGACGATCACACACAGCCTGGGAACCCGGAATGTCCTGTTCAAACTTTATGATCTGGACAGCGGTCAGACGGTCGTTGATGCCATCGAATCATTTTCCGTTGACAGCGCGAACGCGGTTACGCTCACAGCGGCGACGGCTGACGATAGGTTCGACGGCAAAATAGTCGTGCTATCACTGCCGAGTGCAAGCGCCGCCGGGACGTTCAATGCGACGACTGACTGGGGAGAAATCGGAGAGGATGGCCTCTATAGTTTCCAATTTGCGCACGGTTTGGGGACAACCGATCTCATCCCGGAAGTTTATGACCTGACTTCCGGCCAGGTCGCGACTATGGTAGAGAGTTTGGAGGTAGACAGCGACTATATCACCATCAAGGTGACGAGCGACCCGGACATCCGGTTCGCCGGGAAAGTGGTAGCGATGGCGTAAGGGAGGGATGACACGATGAAAAAACTACTTGTTGTCTTCGGGTTTCTGGCGGTAATCACCGTAGCGTTCGGAGCGGTCATTAAGGGGAACCTCACAGTGACGGGTTCGATTACGGCGGGGTCGGAGAAGACAACCTCGGAAACTATTATCGTGGCCCAGGCGTCGAACGCGGGGGCCGGAAGCAAGCCTGCAATCAGATGGGCGGCGGCCCGACAATGCTGGCAGTACACGAACAATGGAAGCACCTGGTACGATTGGCAGCCTGCCGATATGCTCAAGGCGAACTACGCAACGAGAAGCGAAACCATCGTGAACGCGGCCTGCGAAACCAATGACGAGACGGGCAACGTATCCACGGCGGCCCAGGTGAAGACGGCGGTGGACAACTCCCACACCGCTGCGACCTGGGGAACCAAAACCATAGACGAAACCGGGATAGATAGCGGGGTAATGGCGATCTATAGCACGGACGACGGCGGTAAGTGGATCGTTGTTCAGAAATCCACCCTGGGATTGGGCGGCGGCACCGGCACCGATCAGGACGCAGTAATCAATCTCATTTGGGCTTTCCAGTTTGTATCACTCACACCACTACGGAGGCGACGTATGACATTCAAGAAACTGAAACAGATCGGCGCGGGAATAATCCTATCGGTTCTCGTGGCATCAATGGCGCTGGCCGCAATAGCTAACGTCCACCTTGCGCGGGCGTCCCTGCTATCTACCAATACCACGATCTACACGGCCACAGGCGCGACGCATATCAAGCTACTGGTCATGCACAACCTCGCAGCAACGGCGGAAACGGTATCGCTGTACCTGATTCCATCGGGCGGGTCCGAGGACTTGCGCTACCGCGTCTATTGTATGGCTATCTCCGGCAATAACACCGTGCAAATCCCATACGAGGGGCCAGGTCTGGTCATGGCGAATGGTGGCGTTTTGAGTGGCCGCACAACCACCGATAGCCAAATCAACATATGGGTGGAGGGGGCTACCGAATGAAACGGATAATCGCGGGTTTAATCATTGGGCTGTGTGGCCTTTGTTCGGCCGCGATCTACGACATGGGCCGGATCGAGGGTGCAACCGGGCGACTTATCCCAACATGGAAAGTGTCTGGCACATATTCCTGGGCGGATTACTCATGCTCATACCGTATGCCGTTGACGATCAGCACCTACAGCGAAACCGATACCCTGACTGATTTTCCGGTGCTCGTAAAACTGTCGTCAGCGCGGATTGACTATGCGACCACCTGCGAGACGGACATCCGGTTTTACGATTCCACAGGAAATCATCTCTACAAAGAAACAGAGAAATGGAACGAGGCCGGGGATTCGTTTATTTGGGTCAAAGTGCCGATAATCCATCCTGGCGTGACAAACACAATATGGGCCTACTTCGGCTCGACAAATGCGGTGGCCGATAGCAAAACCAATGTGTGGAATTCTGGCTACGAGGGCGTCTGGCATCTCAATGAGGCATCCGGGACAGTCTACGATTCTACAAGTAACGCGATTAATAGCAGCACTCAAAGCGAAACTTATAACGTGACTGGTCAAATCAACGGAGGGGGCGGATTCAACGGCTCCAGTAACTATCTTGACTTCGGCACGGGGGTCGGGACCATCGCGTCTGGCGGCATCACTATTTCGAGCTGGGTGCAGGGAGCGTCTATAGCTGGGGCGCTGCGGGGAATGATAGAAAAACGATATTCCGACGGGGTTGATAACGTCAATTATGGATTTGTTGTCGCAGCTTCGGGAAAATTGGAGTTTTATTATATGGATGCTGGTCGTACTTATCATGTTTGGGATTCAACAAGCACCATTACCGCACTTGGTATCGACGATGGCGATTGGCATTCGTTAGCAGTTTCCTTCACGTATGGCACTACTGCCTCTATTGCGCTATACGTTGATGGAGTAGCCAAGGGTGGTTCGTGGGTAAGTGGTGACGGAACCGCCGATCCCATTACTGGTGTCGGGCAACACCTGGTAATCGGGTCAGAATGGTATCCCAGTGCGGCGTCCAGTTTTTTTCTTGGCAATATGGACGATTGTCGCATTTCCGGCTCACAACTGTCTTCGAGTTGGATTAAAGCGGAGTATCTTGCCGGAACAGACGCACTAATAACCTACGGCGCAACGGAGGCACGATGAAAACCCTTATCTGCATGGCGGCCCTGCTGCTGATCTGCGACGTCTGCATGGCGAAAACCATCATGGTGCCGATGGAGGAGCGCGAGTACCAGGAGTACCGCCAGATGAAAGCGGCCAAGGCGGAACAGGTCCAGGCAGAGAGAAAAGCGGCGGCGGTTCTCGTGGCCAGTCAACTGGCGGCGAAGACTACAGCCTCGGCGATCGGCACGAAAACCACAGCCACGGCGGTGACCAAGTGAGCTACAACACCGGAGAAGTCTACATCGATGCCGGGCCGGTCGTGTGCGCCTGGTGCAAGAAATGGGCGGACAAACCACACCGGCTGATGTCCGAACACGGGAAAGACCTTGTGGTCTGTCGCAAGTGTTTCAGGTCCGGAGTCAGAAAAGGAACGATTGTACCGAGGGCGAAAGTGGACTGCCTTGCGAAACCAGCGAAGGGGCGGAATGGCAAATAAACTGAGGGCTTTCTCGACGAATAACTTTCGTAATTTCTTTGCCGTACTTCTGCCTGCCTGGATTGCGATGGCTGTCTGCGTTTACGCCCAGGCGCTCGACCCGGCAGTTGCGGCCGCGGCCCCTGTCGAGTGGTACGCGAATGCCGGGTTCATCTTCCAGGTATTTACCTTCCTCGGGGTACTCATTGGCGGAGGAATGGCCTGGCAGAAAATGAAGAGCGATGGCCTGGCGATAGCGAAGGAGCTATCCGCCTGGAAGACGGAGAACGCCGAAGACGTTAAGGAGATGAAGCAGCAACTCCATAACCTCGAAATGAAGCACGTATCGCCATGCGATGAATTACGGCGCATCCAGGGCGAACTATGGGGAGCATTAAATAAGGTATCAGACGGGCAGGCCGGAATTAAGGAAGGACTGGGAGTAATCGCGGAACGGACGGAGTGGATAAAAGGCATTGTCCTACGGAAGGACAAAGGGGAGAAACCAGAATGAACATCGTAATTGATCCTGGACACGGCGGTGAGGACCCGGGCGCGGTCTACCGAACTCTCCTGGAGAAAGATGTGGTACTCGATATCGCCCGGCTGGTGCCGGCGCAGATCCCGCAGGTCGAGATCCGCTTCACGAGGGACACGGACGTGTATGTGCCGCTGATGGACCGGTGCAACATCGCCAATAATCTGGGCGCGGCGCTCTTTGTCTCGATCCACTGCAACGCGGATCCGGATGATGATTCGCCCGGGGATTACGAGGCGCGCGGCGAAGAGATCTGGTACCCGGCGCCGAAGAAGGGCAAAGCGTACAACCTCGCCGGGCTCGGACGGTTCACCAAGAGCAAGGCGGCCGCCCTGATAATGACACAGTATCTGGACCAGGTCTTCCCGGACGAACCGTTCCGGGGCAACAAAGAGACGGCCGGGCTGTGCGTGCTTAACGGAACGAAGATGCCGGCGGTCCTGCTCGAGATCGGATTCATAGACCGGTCAGATACGGCCCGGCATTTTGCGAACGCCGCGGACCGGGAAGAGATCGCTCGGTGGATCGGCCTGGGGATCATGAACATTATGCAGGCGGATTGGCTCAACGCATAAGGAGGGTAACATGGACGGATCGGTAGGATTGAGAATTGCCGCGATCGCGGTTCTGGGCTGGATCGTCTCGCAGTTGTGGGACATCGTCAAGCGGGCAATCAAAGAGGCTCAGGAGCGCGACTGGGAGAGTTTCCTGAACTATCTCGGGCCGGCAGTAATCGCGCAGTTCTTTTCGTTCGGGGCCAAACTGCCCTTGGTGAACCTGGTGCTCCAGGCGCTGCAGCTGCAGACCACCATCCCGGTCTACGGAGACTATTTCGTCACCGGGGTGATCATGTCGACCGGGGCTAATGGAGTATTTCAGTTCGTCAAAGGGCTGAAGGATTTGGTCACATCGGTCACCGGGTGGATCTCCGGCCGGACCTTGTCGGATGAGCAGATCCAGAAACTGGCTGATGTGGTGCTCAAGAACCAGCAGTCAAAACCACAATAGGAGGGTGAGTACAATGAAATGGATACGGATCGGTACGTTCATAATGCTGGCGGTGGTTGTGGTACTCCTGGCCGGATGCGCCTGGATGCAGACCAGCGCGAAAACGCCGCTGGAAAAGGCGAAGGTGAACGCGAAGATATTTAACGATTGGTTCGACGACACCTACGCCCAGTGCAAACAATCCTACGATACCGGCGGCCCAAAGGTGCGGGAATTCATCGCCAAGGAAGTTGATCCGCGGCTGATGAAAGCCCAGGATGTCATTCATCTTTACACCCAGGCGGTACACGATTGGGAGGAAACCGTAAAGAAGAATCCCGCCTCCGGGGAGTTCACGCCGGACAGTATCATGGATATCAAACTCCAGGTGGATTCCCTTATGCTGGAGACGAACCAGATGCTGCTGAACTGGAAGACGACGGGAGGGAAATAACATGGACCAGGGACAAATGGAACTGATTCAGTTTCTGACGACATTGGCGATGAACATCGGTATCACGGTCTGGAAACTGGTGCATAACCAGATTAAGGCCGCCGATGTTGATCTCGATGCACTGCTGGCAAAACCTAAAAAACCGCCGATCGCCGGCGAATCCTCGACTGGATAGATTCCACGTTTGACGGGCGCAGCGGGGGATCTCCCTCTCTGTGCCCGTCTCGAGATAATCAAACCTGCTCGTTTGTTTCTCCTCGGGGGTACATCCCAGTAGCGAGAGTGGCCTTTGGAATATGCGCGGGGCTTGACCAGGGGCTTGACTTGGTCTAAAATACTCCGGTCATGGATGCAATTACTGGAGGCTGGGCGAGACCGGCTGTCACCAGGATTGTAACCAAAATTGATTAAAACGCATTGAAATAGACTAAAAGCGACTAAATGGAATTGAAGAGAAAAACCGTGCAGAATCAAGGGTTTCACCGTCAAGTGTAGCACTCATGGGCCGTTAGCTCAATTTGGCAGAGCAGGGCACTCTTAAGAACCTGGTCGATTTACCCCACTCGAAAACCGTTGTGCCGCAAGCGATTTGACAGCCCCCTTTCGCGTCAGGTAAGATTGTAACCAAAAGGGTAACTAAAGCCGACTCCCCGGCGGTCTTATGAAGTGGTCAAACGGTCATATTTATCAACGCAGGCGGATATACTGGATTGATATTTATATCGACGGGGAACGCCATCAGCGATCCCTCGAGACATCCCACAAGAACATTGCCTATCAGAAGTTTCAGGAAATAAAGCACTCTCTCGCTTCCGGAGTAAACCCCTTTCTCGCGCAGGATCACGCCTTTTCCCAAGTGGTGAAACAGTACCAGGCGCTCAGTCGCACGACCAAGGCACCCAGCACGGTTAAACGGGAGAAGCGAATCCTCGAGGTTCTGGCCGGCCACTTCCGGGATACGCCCGTGGCGGGGATATCTCAGGCGGACATCGAGGAGTACATCCAGGCGCGGAGTGTCGCGGTCCGGCCTCCGAAGAAGGAAGATGGGGAGGTCGGCGAAACTATCAAGGCCGCCACGATCAATCGAGAACTGGCCGTTCTGCGGCACATTCTCAATAAGTGCGTGTCGTGGGGTTATCTCGAGAAGAATCCCTGCCGAGAGGTGCAGAAGCTGCGAGTGCAGGAGAAGCCGATCCCGTATCTGTCGAATGATGAGATCGCGGGGATCCTGGCCGCGGCTGACGATTGGTGGAAGGATATCATCCGGGTGCTCCTCGAGACCGGAGTGCGGGCGTCGGAGTTGTCCGGCCTGCGCTGGAAGGACTGCGATTTCGAGCGCCGGCAGGTGACGGTGCAGCTTACCAAATCATACCGGGTGCGGTATCTGGCGATGTCCGGCCGGCTGGTGGAGGCATTGACCAGGTTGAAGGCCGGATCCGGACCGGATGATGATCGCGTCTTTCCGCACGGAACGTTTTGGCTGATCCACAAGATCCGGAAGATATGCGCGCTGGCCGGGTTGAAAGGGGTGAGTTGCCATACGTTCAGGCATACCGTGGCCTCCCGTATGGCGTCCGGAGGCGTACCACTCATGCAGATTAAGGAATGGATGGGGCACCGGTCGATTGCGACGACTCAGAGGTACATGCACCTGGCGCCGAACGCGCAGGTGCGGGTGGATGAGGTTTTGAGGTATGATACATAGACGGTCCGGTATGATTGGAGGCTCATCGCTGAGAAGGAAGAGAGGATAGAATGACGACAGAAAAACGGCTGAAAAAGATAGAAGAACGGCTTGAAAAGATAGAGCTGAAATTGATTGAGATTGAAATGGGCAAAACAGAGTTCGATCGACTGGTGAAGGCAGCGAGAGTAAAATATCTGGCAAAACGAATGAAGAAGTTGTTGTTGAGTGGGCGGCTGACGAGAGACGGGAAATTGATTCCGTCAGGCGGGCAAGGGAAACTACTCAAGTAAGAGGGGGATAAGTGAACACTCTTTATTACGGGGACAATCTGGATATTCTGAAAAGCTACATCAAAGACGAGAGCATTGACCTGATATATCTTGACCCGCCTTTCAACAGTAATGCCACATACAACGTGCTGTTTGCTGAGCAGGACGGAACCAGGGCAGCGGCGCAGATCAAAGCATTCGGGGATACCTGGACGTGGGACCAGTCCGCGGCCAGAAGCTACCAGGAGACAGTGGAGGTCGGGGGAAAGGTTTCCCAGACGATGCAGGCCTTCCGAATGACTCTTGGCGACAACGACATGCTGGCCTACTTGGCCATGATGGCGCCGCGGTTGATTGAACTGCAGAGAGTGCTCAAGTCGACAGGAAGCATATTCCTTCACTGCGATCCGACAGCCAGCCACTACCTGAAACTTCTAATGGATGCAATCTTCCATTCGTCGAACTTCAGGAATGAAATCATATGGCACTACAAATTTCGTATGATGCATAGCCGCCGGATCTTCAGCAGAAAGCATGACGTAATACTATTCTATGCAAAGACTGACGCCGCTGAGATCGACACATTGCGGGTAGCGGAAGCATGGGAACATGACGATATCATAAAGACGAGAAAACAGGCGATCTATAAAGATGAAAAGGGACGTGAATGGATATGGATGCCCGGTGGCCGCGGACACAGCAAGAATAAGAAAAAGTATCTCGATGAAATCATGGCTGAAGGGAAGGCGTTGGACGACGTCTGGGACATAGGTGTTATCAGCAGTTCAGCCAAGGAGCGTCTCGGATACCCCACACAGAAGCCTGAAGTGCTGCTCGAGCGAATTGTCAAAGCCAGTAGCAACGAGGGTGACACGATACTCGATCCCTTCTGCGGGTGCGGAACCACGATCGCCGTAGCGGAGCGTCTCAAGCGTCGCTGGATCGGGATAGATATTACCCACCTGGCAATCACGCTGATGAAGCACCGCCTGAAGGATACGTTCGGTGACCAGGTGAAATACCAGGTGATAGGAGAACCGGTATCCGTGCCCGACGCCGAAGAGCTGGCTAAGTCCGACCAGTACCAATTCCAGTGGTGGGCTTTGGGGCTGGTGGATGCACGTCCCGTAGAGAAGAAGAAGGGGGCAGACAAAGGAATTGACGGAAGGCTCTACTTCCACGACGAAGGCGAAGGTGGTAAAACGAAGCAGGTTATCCTGTCCGTGAAGTCCGGTCATACCAGTATTGTCCACCTGCGAGATCTGCGCGGGGTAGTAGATAGGGAGAAAGCCGAAATAGGCGTCCTCATTACGATGCAGGATCCGACCAAGCCCATGCGGACGGAAGCGGCCGGCGCCGGCTTCTATCGTTCGCCCGGGTGGAATGAAGATTACCCGAAGCTCCAGATCCTCACGATAGAAGAACTACTTGGCGGGAAAAGAATAAAGATGCCTCCGATTCACCAGGTCAGCCGAACATTCAAGAAGGCGGCTCCGGCCAAAGGCGAGCAGGAACAGGCAGGCGCGCTGCCATTCGGAGGGGTGGATAGCATAGACGATCTGTGAGAGGTTGAGGTACGAGTAGAATTACAGCAACGATGGTTCTTCTGCCGAAGGTTTGCAGACAATGAGTCTGTGACCACCGACGTTACCACTCAACGAGAGGAGGGGCCCGTCAAAGGTATGGAATTCATCGGCATTGCAGTAGATGGCGGTCGCCAGATGCATGGCGTCCATAGCCGTCAGAGAAATCCCGGTCTTTCTATGAAAAAGCGTAATGTTGTGCGCCAGATCGGCAATTCGTCGCGTGACAGATACTATTGGGCACCGGGGATCATCATATATCTTCAAAAGTTTCTCGCGCTGGTCATTTGTCACCGTGGTAAGAGATATTTCCGTGAGGGTGATAACTGAAGTGACGAGAGTAATCTTTCCCTGGTCGAGCTTGCGTACGGTCTCCTCCATCCCCTGTTTTTCATCTACAGAAATAGAGGAATCTCCCCGCAGCCAATAGAGGAAGACGCACGTATCCCAATATACTGTTTTCTTGGGTTTAGACATTCCGAAGTTTCCTTACGAATTCTTCAGGCGGCGTGTTTCCAGTTATATCCGAGGCTATTCCGCGGATCGCCCACATCGCAGATTTGCCTTCCACCAGTCCGTGTTTATCTATTTCCACAACGTCGATCTCATGCGGATATTCTTCTCTTCTGCGTGTTTTTACGGTTCCATGGACCGTAACGTAATGTTTCAATGCACCCCTGGCTTCCTCGAGAAGGACATCGGGGAAGTGGCAGGTTATTTTCGAGGGCCCGACAGGCGGGTATATCTCAAATTTATTTACCCTGTTATGGATGTTTATTTCTTCGAGCACTCCGCTCATGGATCCATTCTCGCATTCATCGGCGGTGAGCTCGTCAATGTTTTCCTTGAGAGCCTCCGTAATTTCGACTTGTTCTGCCCCGTTCATGACCGTGATTGAAGTGACGTTCTTTCCCAATGGCATAGCCAAATTACGGAAGGCACGTAGGGTAGAGAAATCCAATGACGGATCCGCCTCACCCTCTTCCTTTATTCTGCGGACATTTTTGATGAGGAAGGGGATAGTTTCCAGGCTGACCGGTATCTTATTGCTGATGGGTATCTGCTCCAAGGTGATCGTGGCTGGGCTCTTATGGGAAAGATTCGTTACCCGGAAATATGAGGTCTGTTTCCCGGCCAGCGTAAACTCGGCCCGTCTAAGAGAGTCAAGCGTCGCGTTGAGCTCTTCAATAAATTCGTCAAATCGCACGTCGCCATTGTCCTTGACGCCCCCCTGAATAACGACCGTCATTGTTTTATTGGCCATGGTGGATCACCCGCATCTATTATACCCCTTCTGTCAACTTTTAGGCGACTTCAGACATCTCCCGGGCCAGCTGCTGGCGGGCACGGGGAAACGCCGACTCCCGCCTGGTCCGGCGCGCCTTCCGTCCGTATCACCGCTTCGATCTTGTATCCCGACGCCGGGCCTGGGGATAGGGTTGATTGCTGGCCAGATCTCCGTCCCGATCCCAGCCGCCTCGAGCGGGAGAAACGCTGGAGGACCCGCCGGCGGATGGAACGAATGCGCTTATCGAAGGTGGACATGAGATCGCTTTCCGGTCACTTGACCGGTTTTGAGTAGAGGTAGCTATTCGTAATATCCGTCCATTCCTCTTTTTTCTTTGTCGCCTTGGGAGTTGGCGCCGGGTTTGTGGCGCCGCCATCAGGAACCACCTTGAGTTCTGTTACATCGGCTTCCTGACCCTTATGCAGGATATCGGCATTTTCCTCGGCGATCCTGGTGGAATAGATGCAGACCTCCGGAGTAGGGCCGCCAATGATCATCGAAGCCATCCGGCCAACTATGAACGTTCTGCTCCCCAGCAGACTGCCTTGACCGGATATCATAGATGACTTTATCTTCTCGCCTAATGGCTGAAATGAGTTCCAGTCTCGTAACCGAATGACCACAGCGAGGAACTTTGCGTCAAGGAAGCAGTACTCGATGCTTTTGACATTCTCGCCCAGGAAGGACAAAGGGACGCCCTCTCTTTCATACCGCCGGCCCATATATGTACCTTTGGGACAGGTGGAGGGTCTTAAATTTTCAACGGTGCTATACTGCTGGCCCCAGACAATGCCTCCGAATCCATCGGGTTCGGCGCCGGATCGCCACTGGGCACATCTTCCTTGAATTGGAAATCCAACAAGAAGCACGACCGTCAAGATCCAACAGATTCGACTCCTGCTCATTCGGCGTTCCTTGTGACTATGATAGCTTCTATCCTATATGCGGACGGCGGGTGGATATCCGTGCCTTGGCTCGGACTTGTCCTCCATCCTCCGCGCAGCTTTCTGCGGTGGGAAACGGAGCGGAACCGTCGAGGGCGCCTCCTCAAGAATAATGCAGACCACTCCGAGGAGGAAAAATCCCGTCTATTCATACTATTTCAGCTTCCGCTGTACGAACACCACTACCCCGATGATCTCACAGGGTTGCTCTTCCGTGCAGACTATCGGATCATACTTTGGGTTGGCCGCCTGGAGTATGATTTGGTGGTCAAATTTGAAGAACCTCTTGACGGTAACCTCGCTGTCAATTCGAGCAATGACGATATCCCCGTTGGCTGGTTGCTGGTGACGACGGCATAGGACGTAGTCGCCGTCGTTTATTCCCGCCTCTGTCATGCTATCACCGCGCACCTTGGCGGCGTAGACCTTACCTTTGAGTAACTCATCTTGTGGGGAAATGATGATCTCTTGGATGTCCGATGGGGACATATTCTCGATCGGGGTGCCGGCTGGGACACGGCCGAGAACGGGAACGGGGATGTAGTCGGGCTTCAGGTATTCGGCTTCCTCTGGCTGGATGCCAAAGAGTTCAGCCGCAGTTATGCCGATGGCTTTGGCGATGGCTTCTACGGTTTCGATTCCGGGGTTTTTCTGCTGTCCACGAAGAATCCGGCTAACCTGCGAAGGGTGAACGCCTCTCACCTTCTTTGCGAGGCCTTCTTTTGAGATTCCCTTTTTGGCGAGCGCCTTCTTTATTGCTGAGGCAAGTTTCATGCGTACCTATTATCTCACGCTGGTCTGATCTGGTCAAGTGCATAAAGACACAATTGCATTAAGTCTTGACAGCGGCATGACAGGTGGGTATAATGTGTATAAATGCAACAGAGCACGAAGGTAGCAGAGCCGACGGAAAACTTGAAATGAAACAGGTAAAGGCGGAATAGAGAAATGACACGCAAACCCCCAGCGTCAAGCGCAGGTAGAAACGAAAACAAGGAGCGATCCGGAAGAAGGTTGTCTGCCGTGAGGCAGGCCGCTGGGGGGCCGGGTCGCTTTCTTTTTGTGGCAGGCTCCGGGGCTATGGACGGTCGCACGTCATCCCCGGGCCTGCCCTTTTTTATGGGAGGCCCCCAGTGGCTATTGGATTTCAGTTATTGTTGGTCGAGATGGTCGAAGGGCGGGTTGACGATCGGTTCGTGGATGAGCAGGCGCGGATTGCCCGAAAGCGGAAGCAGGTTGATTTGCGGAAGAACCTACCAGGGAGCGGTCTGACATGGAAACAACTGGTTTCGTCACGGCGGACCGGGTTGCAGAGCACCTCGGTCTGCATGTGATCACGGTCTATGCCTGGGCGGAGGAGGGGCGGATCCCATCATTCAAGATCGGCCGGAACCGGCGCTTCCGCCTGAACGAGATCGAGGACTGGGTAATGCGGCAATCGCACAGCAAGTTTGTCCAGAGGCGCCGGCGCGCGCTGGGACAGAAACGGAACAGGAGGGTGACGGTATGAGCAAATACACGAAGGGACCGTGGACAGTGGAGAGTGATAGAACGACCGTGACGATGGGCGGACAGTGCTGCATCGTATCGCCTGGGCCGGATGACGCAAGTCGGGAAGAGATAGAAGCCAACGCCCGTCTGATTTCCACATCGCCGGAATTGCTGTCCGCGCTCAAGCGACTGGCCGATTGTCCAGCCATGAACGAAGATGCAGCGGAGGCGGAAACCATCGCGGCGCTTGAACAGGCTCGGGCCGTGATCGCCAAGGCCGAAGGGAGAACCAATGCCGAACAGAAGAGAGGATAACAGCGCGCATGTGCGGGCGGCGAGCAGGGCGTATGCACCCCGGCGCGATTTCGACTGGAAGGCGGCGATGCTGCTGATTCTGGCTGGGCTGATTGCCGTAGCCGGGATCGTGGCGATACTGACGCATTTCGCCCGGGCCGACCGGCTGGCCAATGGCGCGGAGATCCTGACCAACGTGACGTGCCGGGACATAGACAGCGGTTCAATCAAATGAAAACCGAATTCAGATGGAAGGTTTTGTTGGTCCAGGCAACGCTGGCCGTCCTCATAATCGCCGGGTTTGCGAGCTTCGAGAGCAAGAAACGGAGAGACGAGAGGGCTGCCAGGCTGTTGCCGGATCAGTTCTACGATAGGAATGGGAATTTAACGATGACAACTGGAGGGCAAGATGACTAATGGGACTGGTTTGAGTGTGAAGGAAACGACGAATCTGATGCCGGGGATGGCCCTGGAAGGTCAGGAAGGTCTGTACGACCTGGTGCAGAAGACGATAGATGTGCCGGCGGACCTGGTCTACAAGGTCGGAAAAGGGGAGGGTGGATTTTACGCTTCCCTGTACGATCTCGGCGCGCGGGAGATCGGGATACGGTTCGAGACGGCCGACATTCTCTACCGGGATGATTATCGCGTCCAGGTAGGGGTACGCTGCCACTACTGGAACCGAGCCGGTAAGACGGTCGAGGATTACGAGGTCTACGAGGTCGACTGCCGGATCATGTACGAGAAGAGCCGGTTTGAGGCCGCGTATGAGTGGCGGAAGATCGAGGGCAGGAACCAGCAGGTCGTGAGAAAGGACTGCGCGATCACGGTGGTGCGCGACTCTACGAATCCTGCAAATCCTCCTGCGGTGATAATCGAGCTGCCGGATGACGACGAGCGGGATCTCTACGAGAACTTCCTCACCCTGCGGCGGAACATGGTTGCTAAAGCGATCACCTGCTGCCACCGGCGGCTGACGCAGCGCGCCATGGGGATCAAGAAGTTTGCGTTCGATACCGAAGATGCCAAGTGGGACGAGAAGGTGCGGCTGACGTTGTACTCGTTCCTGCCGGCCAATGCGGACCGGGAAGCGGGGATTAAGGCGGTCAACGATCTGACCGGGGATGAATTGCCGGAGAAGAAGGGCAGTACCGAAGAGAAGCCGACGGCGAAGGATTCCGAGAAGAAGCCGGACGAAGAGAAGCCGGCCGAGAAGAAGAAGGAAGACAAGCCGGCCGGTGGACCGCCGCCTGGCCCGAAGACCGGTATCTTCTGCGAAGCGGAAGGATGCGGGGCCGAGGTCAGCCAGAAGGTGGCGGATTTCTCCAAGAAGAAATTCAAGAAGGTGCTGTGCTTCGAATGTCAGAAGGCAGGGGAGTAAGGGAGGATCATGAGCAAAATAGCGGCGTTCGCAGATCTGCACTTTCGGGATAAGAACCTGGCGGATATTCACCTGGCATGGGAATCGGCGCTGGAGATTTGCGTTGATAGAAAGGTGCGATCGGTGCTGATCGCCGGCGACGTGTTCGACTCCTACAACGTGGCCGGCCGGGCGGCATCGTTCGGTACGGTGTTTTCCGCTTTCGCGGATCCGCTCCGAATGGGCCTGCCAGGAGAGACGATAATCATCCCGGGTAATCACGATATCGCCGGTCCGGGACAGAAAGATGCGCTGGTGCCTTTGGATGGATATAAAGGCATCAGGGTGGCCCATGTTCCGCAGGTGATTCAAGGTCCTGATGTAGCGATCGCCTGTCTGCCCTGGCTGACCAAGGCGCATCTGGCCAGCAAAGAGGAATGCAAAGGGTTGGCGCCCGATGTGCTGGAGACGCTTTATCGGCAGAAGGTCGCGGATGTGATCTCCTATCTCAAGGCCGAACTGGATAAAGCTCACGGATACAAGATTCTCCTGGGGCATTGTGACCAGGCCGGCGCCGAGGTCCAGAAGGATTTCTACATGGTGGGCGGGTCATTTGAGCCGGATTCGGCGCTCCTGGAACGGGTAGGGGCGGACCGGATCGTGCTCGGGCATGTCCACAAGAAGCAGGGCTGGTACATCGGGGCCCTGACTCAACTGAACTTCGGGGAGGAAGACAACGCCACGGGCTTTGAGATACTCGATACCGAGACCGGCGACGTGGAGATGATCCACGTGGATTCCCCCCGGTACTTCACGGTGAAGGCCGAGGAGTACAAGCCGGAGAATTTCAAGGCCACAGACTACGTGAAGGTCAGAGGAAAAGAGCCGCCGGTGGTCGGGGATGATCTTCTTTCGGCCGGGAAGCTCCCGGAGAACGTCCAGTTTGAGAAGATCCCGGAAAGTACGACGATGACGCGACGGTTATCCGAGAACATGGATCCGTCCGCGGATCCCGGGGCGCTCCTGGAGGTGTGGAGCCGGGAGACCGCCTGCGAGATCCCGGTACCGGAATTGGCGGCTGAACTCGAGCAGCACGTCACGGCAAGAGCGCAGGGCGCCCGGTCCGCGATCGGCTCACTCAAGAAGATCCGATCTATCAAGCTGGTGAATATCGGCAGCCATACCGGGACTGATGTGGCGCTGCCGGACGGAATCACGGCCATAACCGGGCATAACGGCGCGGGGAAGACATTCTTGCTCGAGTCGCCCATGGCGATTCTTTACGGGACGTTTCCCAGCCGGCCGAAGACTGTGCCGGATTACGTTCCGGCGATCGGCGACGCTCTGCTCGAGATGGAATTCGACTCGAACGGATCCACGTACCGGGCGCGCCGAGAAGTACATCTGACGGCGAAGACGCGTCAGCAGACCGGGTATCTGTTCGAGGGTGAGAAGACCATTGCTGGGGGACCGGCCAAGATGGAGGAGTACGAGGCGGCCTGCCGGGACCTGGTAGGCGATGCCGATCTGGTGCTCGCCTCGATCTTCTCCAGTCAGAACCAGGCCGGGGATCTGGTGACGATGCGGCCGGCCGATCGGAAGGAGTTATTCCATAAGCTGCTGGGCCTGGAACGGTTCGGAAACATTGCCCAGTCGGCGCGGGATGCCGGAAACGCGGTCAAGGGCCGGATCGCTCAGATCGAAGAGGCGATCATGCGCGCGCAGGAGGAACTGGGTCGGAAAGGTGCGCTCCAGGCTCGGCTGATGGCTATCGGGAAGGATTTTGAGGCGAAGGAAGACGAGCTGGCGGTCCTGGAGAAGGTCTACCGGGGGATCGTGGCCGAGAAAGAGAAGGCGGCGATCCAGGAGTCCCGCCGGCGCGATCTCGAGGCCGAGAAGGAAGCGGCCGGGAAAGCGCTGCGTGAGGTATCCACCCAGCTGGAACGGCTGACCCGGGAGAAGGAAGAGATAGAAGCGGCGCTCAAGAAGGCGGGGAATGTCGAAGAATCCCTGTCTGAACTGGCCATGATCCGGGAGCGATACGACGAACTGCAACAGGCAGCGTCTCTCCGGATGCGCGCGGAATCGGCTATCTCCAAGGCGGAAGGGGCCATTGCGACCGAGAAACAGCGCCTCGAGTACGAACGGGCGCGCCTGGTGGAGAAGAACGGCGAATTGAAGGCCCAGGTGAAGATTCTGGGCGAGGGTGATTTCAAGGCGGAACAGTGTCAGACGTGCCGGTTCCTGGCTGGCGCTCGGAATGCGGCCGGAGAGATCGAGAAGAACCAGGCGCGGATCGATCAGATCGAAGTGATGCTGCTGGAGGAAGCCTATTGCCTGGACGATCGGAAGAAGCTGGCGGAATTGAAGGCGGCATTGCCCAAGCCGGTGGATGAGAAGGAGATCGTCCGGCTGCGCGCGCGGATCACGGAATTGGAACCGGCCCAGCGGATAGCCGGGAAGGTTGAGGAGCAGAAGAAGAGTGTCGAGCGGCTGACCGTGATGTGCGAAGAGGCCCGCGGAAAGAAGATCGAAGCGTCCAAGAAGTGGGAAGCGGTCAAGGATAAGACTGTCCCGGAAAGCAATTTGGCGGAGATCGAGACCAGGGAACGGCAGGCCGATGCAGCGGTCCGGGCGGTCCGGGCGGATATCTCCGGATTGACGGAAGAGCGCGGTCGGATCAGCGCCGAGATTGAGCGATTGCTGGAACTGGACAAGAAGACCGCGGCGCAGGTGACAGAGGTGGGCGCCGGCCGGCGGGAAGTGACGGTCAATGAGACTCTCGCCCGGGCGTTCGGCCGGGACGGGATCCCGCAGCTGCTGATCGACAATGCCATCCCGCAGATCCAGGATATCCTGAATGACCTGCTATCTGCCCTGCAAGGCCGGTTCTCGGTGCAGTTCTCCACGCAGAAAGCGCTCAAGTCCGGGACCATCCAGGAGACGATCGATATTGTGGTGTCTGACGGAGCCGGAAGCCGGGATATCAGCGATTTCTCCGGCGGCGAACAAAAGCTGATGAGAATGATCCTGCGGCTGTCCCTGGCGATATTCCAGTCACAGCGGGCTGGCAAGCGCCTGGAGGTTTTCTTTGTAGACGAGGCCTTTGATGCCCTGGACCGGGATAATGCAGTCCGGCTGCTGAATATCCTGGGCAAGCTGCAGGAGCGGTTCCAGCAGGTGTTTGTGGTCTCACACACAGACGATCTTATCAGCGACCTGCCGAACATAATCCGGTTGGAAAAGACTAACGGAGGAACAGTGGTAGCCCAATAGGGAGTGCTATGAAAACTATACGAATTTCGACGCAGGAAGAGTTCGACAAGATCAAGCAGGTGGCAGCGGACGAGGAAGTTGTTGTCGAGATGGACAAGATCAGGATCTCGTGCGTACTGGAAGTATTCGGTATCCTGCGGTTGAGAGGCGAGATCAATTCCGAGTGGGGAAGGCACGTGGTGGCCTGGGCGAGTTCGCAGGTCCACAACGTGGCCTGGGCGAGTTCGCAGGTCCACAACGTGGCCAGGGAGAGTTCGCAGGTCCACAACGTGGCCAGGGAGAGTTCGCAGGTCCACAACGTGGCCAGGGAGGGTTCGCAGGTCCACAAC